ATTGCGAAGTTACCACCGAGGGTGGTGTCGGTGAACTTATAGGCAGCGTTGGTGAGAATCCGTCGTCGTTTGTCCACCGCGTCCAAAGCCGACTGGGGTAGGATAAACGATTGCTGAATCCAGACGGTATCTTTAATACGAATAGACATGCAGAGTCCTCAGAAACCTGGTGTAGGAGTCCCTAGGGGAGGCGTGCCTCCCCTAGGGCTCGTTTATGCCACTTAGTCGTTGTTACGACTGAACGCCACACTCACCGGCAGCTGGTCCCGGCGTTGTTGCACCGGACGACTAGACGGTGAACGTGTCGTTGTTACATTGTCACTACTGGCAGGTGCAGGAGCCTGCGACGACGCCAGCTGTTTGATCAGATCACGGACCGCCGTATAGGTATCGGCCGTGTTCTTGGCAATGGACTGTTGAGTCTCCAAGGACTTCTTGAGGATATCTCCCACCAACGCCATCTTACTCTGATCGTTCTTACTTTGCCATTGCGACTGAACTTCTGTCAGACGCGTTTCGGCATCCTTACGGGCTTTCTCCAACGCCGCGATCTGGGCGCGGGTGGTATCATCCGCCGTACTGGTTCGAGCAGCGACGTCTAACGTCCGTACCGAATCAATGCTTGGTGCAGGCGTCGCTGTGGCGGTCGTCGGACCGGTCGTGGAGGGACTTAGTCCCCCATTAGCCATCATAGCGGCCGAACCACCACCAGTTGCTAGGGAGTTTGTGGCAACGCCTGAGCCGTCCGGTGCCATATACGCCAGATTCTCGTCGGCTTGACTTGGTACGACAGGTGCAGGCGATCCGTTGGTCGCTGGCATCGGTGCCGCACCAGCCGCCTTAGCGGCTGGTTGAACACCACCTTGCGTACCGTTGGCCGTCGTGGTGGTCGTGACCGGTGGCGCGACGGTCTTGGCCGTTGGACTTCCCGGAGCCGCCGGCACGCTACCGCCACCGTAAGACGCCAGGATTTCATCCATGGACTTACCTTGGAACTTCTTCAGGTAGCCGTTGACGTAACTGCGACGCTGTTCCAGGTTCGTCAATCCGCCATTGATGAGTCGGGTAACACCCTCCAAATCACTGGGGTTGGCTTTACCTTTCACACGCGTCTTCCAGTAATGGATAGCTGAAAGAGCCGCCACACGAGGATCGGTTGCCACTAAATCGGGGTTATCCACCACATCAATGCCGGTATCTCGGGCAAAAGCCTTGTAGTTAGCCTTACCCGTCAACTGCATTAAACCCCGACCACGGTACTTGTAACCGTCACCAGTGACGGTGTTACCCATGCGGCCATTATAGATGAAGTCAGCAAAGGCCACCGGTCCTTGCGCCAGAATCTGCTTTGCAAAATCAAGCGTTGGAAAACGATTTGGCCAAATACGACGAGCGACTTCAGGTCGGTAATTGAGGTTTTCAATCAGGTGAGCAAAGCTCCCTGATTCCTCAGCGACTTGACCCAGCAGCATCGCCAATTCCGTCGGATCGGTGATACCGGCTTTGATAGCTTCTTGGATTAATACACGTTCTCGGTCCTTCGCGCTACCGACGAGTTTAGGCTCTTTCGGAGCACCTTGTCCGAACATATAGCGGCTCTGAGCCGTTAATGCCTGGCCGGTGGCACCGAAACCACCGCGTATGTCGCCGCGCCCAAAGCGATCCACGGCCTCTCGACTATTGTCGATAGTGGCTTGGACGCCCCCGGCGATACGCCGCCCGATATTCGATGCAGCACCCCCGATGCCGTCCACGGCTTTACCCAGCCAAGTGCGGTCGCGTTCGGTGCCTAAGAGAAAGTCTCGGGCTTTACGGGCCTGATCCTTCATCTTATCCATCATGCTCGATACCAAACCCTTGTCTTTACGTTTGTTGGCGTCACTACCCGGAGTCTTGTCTTCGTCGATCACTTTCTTATCTGCTGACGCCTTCAGCACCGCCAGTGAACCGGAGATCGTTTCGGAATCGCTGTTCAGCCGCTCACTAACACTCCACGGTGAACGGGTCCAAAACCACGTCGACTTCCCATCGTCGTCCTTGGTATTCAGGACGCTTTGGGCGATCAACAGGAGCTTGTCGGCCTTCAGAGACTTTTCAGGCATTTGCAGATCGGCAGTTTTGTCGATACTACGCACGGCCTTAACGTAAGCCAAACACACTGGCAAGAACCGATGTCCGTACCATCCCATGAAGCGTGCCCTGTCCTGGGGGGAGTTCGGTAGAAGCCCAAACAACCCACACACCGCCAGATACACCAGTTCGTCTGAGACGGGGAGGTGAGGCGTCCCATTGTCGGCAATCTGGATCTTCTTAAAGACCAAGGCTTCCAAAGCCGCCAGGCACCGGACACGATCCTGATCTAAATCCGATAACCCATAAGCCCGAAAACGCAGCGCGGTGAGTGCGCTGATTTTCCCGAGTTTCGAAAGCGGAGACGCTAACAATGCATCGACGTTCTTCGTGTTCTTGATTTTCCCGGAGGTTGACAAGAAACTCGCGCCAGCATTTTGCTCTGCCTTTTGCATCGTCTCTTCGGTGGCTTTGAGTTTAGCGTCTTTCTCATCGGCTTTGTTGGTGAGAAAAGACATTGCTAAACCCGCACCGGGGATCACTGACGCCACGGCACGTGCTCGGTTCCACCACTTATCGGCTTTACGTTCACTGTCGGTTTTGGTCGTCTCTTTCAACGCCAGGTTGTAAGCGTCTTCAATTTGACCGACATCCGTGACCGAAGGAGTACCTGGGAACGGACTGGCCGTGATGGCGTAGATATTTCGGTCAACTCCCCAAGCGGCCTTGACAAGCTGCGCTTGTTTGTCCTGTTTGAGTTTCTCGTCCGCATCCAGAAGCGCCATGGTGGGTTCCAGCCCTTTGAGCGCCCCCACCCATTTCAGGAACACCGGCTTAAAGCGCCGGTTGAACCAGACGATAAAAGCCGACCGTTCGTCTGACTTGTTGGAGAACCATCCGTCGTCTAGTCCCATCAATTTAAAGACGTCGGCCATCTTAAGCGCTTTACCGCCGGAGATAGATTTTTCAGAGAAGTCCAGACCACCGTTCTTTTCAATAACGTGATCCAGCAATGCTTCTTCCAAACCGAAGATCTTTTTGTTATTGCCGGCATCTCCCGGTGCCACGCCGTACTGAAGGTAACGGAAGCGGCGGATCGGAGTGAGTTTACCGTACTTGTATTGCTTGAACCCGTAGTACGCCAACGCACCAGCGGCGGCTACAGCCGCACCGACAATCGCCAGAGGTACAAAGAGCGGGGCGCCGATGATACCGGCCGCAGCGGTACCGATACCCGATAACACTGGTGCAGCCAGGGCACCTAGTGTCGGACCACCGAGTGCACCAGATACCATAGAAGCGGCACCGACATTACCAGCCACGTTGAGGACTTTACCGGTGGTCGAATCTTCACCTAACCATTCGGAGGCTTTCGATCCACCGTAGCTTAAAGCGGCACCGGTGGCTAAACCACCCACGACACCGCCAATAGAAGCGCCGCGTGGTTTAAACCGACCCAGTTTAGACAAGAAGCTAGCGCCTTTGGCCACTTTACTAGCTTTGGCAGCAGCGCCGGCGGCTTCTTCGACACCTTCGACGGCACCCTTACCACGACGGAAGAGCCGTGCTAACCGACCTAGACGACCACGACCCCGAGGGAGTTTACCCTTACGGGCCTTCAGTCGCTGTTTGGCGGCTTTCTTCCGACGACGACGTTCACGCCAGCTCCCTATGGAGTCGGCCGTCATGGCGGCGTCACCGACATCATCTAAGACTGAACCGTCGTCTTCGTCATCTTCGTCATTCTCCTCTTCCTCGTGTTTCTTACCGAGTCCGAAAAGACCGCCCGCTTTCTTACCTAGCCAGCCAAGAGCACCACCGATACCCCACTTTCGTTCTCGAGCAGCGATGGCTTCCCCGGTAGCCTCTTCCTTCTTTTTCTCCTCGCGAGCTTCAGCGGCTTCCTGCCAGCTACCCTTACGCGCCTTCTTAGGTGCGAGGCGTTCATCTAAGACTTTAAAAATACTCTGAAGGAGTTCGACTTGTTTGGCACCGTGCTTTTCAAAGGGGTTGAGTAACGCCCCTAGGAACTTAAACGGCGCGCCAATCAAACCGCCACCAAGACCGAGCATCCCGCCGAAGAGTTTACCGTAGCCTTTCAGAGCGCCCTTGAACAAAGCGCCAGCACCCTTAACCAGGCCCACGGCAGCACCACCTACTGCACCGATTAAACGGGACAGCGGAGTACGTAGCGACATCCCCCACCGGTTGGACAACCCCGGGTTGGTGATCTCCTCTTCGTACAGAACGACCTTGTCATCAGGCAGGGCTTTATCGCTTCCGCGTTGAAGTTCACGAATCTCCCCGTAGATGTCCTCGTAGGTTTTGACTTCCCTACCAGTCTTTTTTGGACCTGCGTTGTAGTACTTACCTTGCTTCATCTTGGTAGCGTACAGACGTGGAGAACTCTCGCCCTTGACGTAAACGTCCACTTGTTTGTTAGTGGCCCACTTTAGGGTGGATCCTAATCCCTTAAGACCAGCCGAAGCGATCTTAAAGGGTAAGGTAGCCAAACCGCCGTAAAAACTCACCACGGCACTACCCAAACCCATAATGGACTTCTTAGCCAATCGGACCAAACCCGTCGCACCCTTGGAGTAAAGTCCTGCGTCAAAATCCGCTTGATCCACCACGGTTTCACCCGTTTTGAGATCCACAACAGGACCGGTGACGTCACTCCAACGTTGGATCTTCTTTTTGGTGTTGACGTCCTGGTAATGGCCGAGTTTAAGTTTCTCCGCAGTCATGGCAGGCTTGCGTTTACCTTGGATATAGATATCCTTGATACCACGCACGAGGTTTCCAATGCGATATGCTGCACCTTGACCTACAGCGCCAATACCATGGCCTACACCACTAACAGCCGAACCGATGCCACCGAACACTTTACCCGTCCACCATTTCGTCCCACGGCCCACCGCCTTGGTAATGCTCCAACCAGCTTTGATACCGCCGATAGCGATGGAGTCTAAGAACCCCTTCGGATAATGACCACCACCACCGGGGCCCTGGGCCGCCAAGATCTGGGCGATGGCTTTCAGGAGTTCCACTTGCTCAGAGTTCAGACGTACGAGCTCACTGTCATTAGCGGCAGGCTGGTCAGGGTTGAACATGTTCGAGACGCCGTCACCACCCACCGCACTGGCCGTGGGGCCGTTTTGCGGAGGTAAAGGGGGAGGTGTACTACCACCAGACGCTACTGATGCTGCGTTTGCACGCATCTTTGAAACCGCTTCGGTGAGTTTGTTCCCCTTGCTGTCCTTAAGTGTGGGGATATCCGACGCAGTAATGACCGTGCGTCCGTCTTCGTCAATGACTGGACCGGCAATATCTTCAGGTTTGTAGATAGGACGTTGTGTCAAGGCATCTCGGTACTTGCCGAGTTTGAGCTTGACCGCAGAAAGCAGAACTTCACCGCGGCCGTTCAGAACTTCACGAACGTCATCGGCGACTTTCTGTCCGCGCGTGCGTGCTTGGTTACCAAGGTCTTGAGCGAAGTCGGACGCTTTCTTAGTAGCGGAGCGTAAGTTGAAGGTAATGGACTTACCCTTACCGTCCACCAACCCCATACTCAGTTGATCGACATCAATGACAATGTCACCGGACACCAAGTCCTTTACAGGACCACGGATATCGGTCCACTTCTTGATGACCGCGCCGGTAACTGCATCCACGTAGCCACCAGCCTTGAGCCTACCGGCAGACAACACGGCCTTCGTTCCGCCTTGCACGTAAAGGTCCTTCGCACTTTGGACAATCCCCGCTACCTTGGCGTTAAGTTCTGCGCGGGTACGTTCACCGGCTGAAGTCTTCTTCTGTTTGATATCGCCGACATCGGCGTTTTCTACCAGATCAAGAATCTTACTGATGTCCAGATGATCTTTACCATCCTTCGTGTAGATCAGTCCTTGAGACTTGAAGAGCTCACGTTGACCGGCTGACCGGTAGGCACTCGCGCCACCGATAGGTGCCGCACCGCCAAAGTCGATCCCTTGAAGTGTTTCAGCACGCTTCGACATCCAATCAAAATCGAGTTTGCCTTCTGCCGTCCGACCTTGCGTTTGGAAGATTTGTCCGAGTTCGAGCTTCGCCTTACCGTCCAGTTCCGGGGTGTTAGACGCTGGGTCACTATACCGACGTGGATCAAACGGTTCGGCATTGCCGGAGTCCAACAACAACTGCCTAATGAAAGCCTTTCGGGTGCTGTCGCTAATGGGCCGTTTACCAATCACGTCATCGACGAAGTCGTTGATACTCTGCTTAATGCGAGCACGTGAGTCTTTGGTGAAGGACGCATTTAAGGCGTCATTACCAGCGGTTTTGACCGTACTGAACTCACGGCGGTCGTGGTTATAAACCTGCCGCTGTGCTTTGGGGTCAAACACCATAGCCGTGTTGTGTTCAATGCGCGACAAGAATCCTGGGATAATCTCAATGATCGACCGTCGGGTCAAGGCATCAAAGGTCGCTGGCTTGTCCAGTTGACTAATGCCGTTTTGACCGACCACCGTATTCATCTTGTACTGACCCAGGGTCGACTTGAACATGTCCTCAAGCGAACCTAGCAAACCGCCGCGCGTTGTTGCTGACTTCGCGTAGCGATTCAGGAGCTGGGGGAGTGACCCGATGCCGTACTCCAGGACACCACCTTTCTCCGCCAGCTTGGGGAAGAGCTTCGTCAGCCAAGGAGCTGCTTTCTTACCCAGGAACTGACCGCCTTTCTCCGCTGCGGTTTGCCCGAGCATCTGAAAGAGCATCTCTTGGAAAGGTATGGGGGAGCCGTCCGCTCCGATCATATCCAGAGCGCTAGACGCCCCACCCATCACGTCTTTAAGTTGCTCACCAGCACGCTTACCTAGTCCACCGATATAGTTGCCAGCCCACTTACCCGCAGTGTTTTGCAGGTTATTCATGAGTTTGTTACGGAACACTTGCTTCGCTGAGTGACGTAGCGTCTGTTTCGCAATGTCCGGCATCGCGGTGTTGTTCACCAAAGCATCGAACTGAGCTTGCTGACGTTTGGCAGTCTCGGCCTGTAAACGCAAACTATCGCGCGCTACTAAGTAGTGGCGTGTTTGCAGTTCCAGGGAACGACGCTGGTAACGGTTTGTCACGTCATCCTGGTAATTCACCAGGCGCATGATTCCCTGTTGCATGACGTTGAGTGAACGCACCTGCTGTTTGGACAGTCCAGTCGACTGCGCATGTTGAAGGGCACGCTCGAACTTATTCTCCGCATTCTGACGGGCATCGGCCTCCATCTGAACGCCGAAGACCTCCGCCATCTGTCGGCGAATATCTTCCTCTTCCGGATTACCCTTAGGCCCGTTTCCCGAAGACGGTTGAGAGAACGCCTCAAGCTTATCAGCAACACCTTTAGGTAGGTATTTCCTGGCTTTAGGAAGGTTACGTTGGGTTAGATTTTTGAGGACAGGGATCGAGGGCCGGATCTCGTCCTGGGCGATATGGTATAGCTCCTGGGCTTGACGCGACACTTGGTCGTGTAAGTCAAACGCTTTGCCGTACCCCTTGGGCAACATGGCCTTAGCGATGTTACGCAGTGTCGAAGGTGTCTTCAGGGCATCCGTCGCCCCTTGCGTAAAATTGACGGCGACCTTTTGGATCACGCCGTGCTTACTCTTTTGCTTGGACGAGCCCGAATAGGGATCATCGAAGTCGTAATCGAGCGACTCATCCCATTCGAAATCGTCTAGCTTCTTGGTAGGCATTACTTGTCTCCAGGCCTGCACGTAATAAGTAGGGCCTAGGGGGCCCATCATAAGTTAAGGAACCCCGTCCCATGTCCAACTTGGATCTACCGTTCAACGTCGAGATCTACGAACCCACGCCAGACATGCTGCGTTTGCTGAAACCCGTGACCAGCACGGACTATTACGAGAATACGAAGGGTGACTTAGATGAAGACGGTCTTTTTTCAATTAGCATTTTCGGTCGCATTGGCGAGGACGCTCGAGACAAACGCTTTTCATTTATTGACATTAAGACCGAAATATTTCATCCCGTCATTTATCAACGCCTCGTACGGCTGAAGAAACTGTACGAAGGGATCCTCACGAGCGAGCGGTACGCTAAGTGGGATCCTGAACTGCACGATTTCGTCGCAGCCAATGAACTGGAAGGTGAGACGGGTTTTGCGTTCTTTGTCAATCACTGGCGCGATATTCATTTCACCCGTAACAAATCCGACGTCCGTGAGATGCGTGCTGACGTGATAGAGAAATACCGCGATCGTGCCCTGACCAGCAAGATCCTTGTTATCCCTGCAGGACTGCGCGATCTTGAGGTGGATGAAGACGGTCGCACCAACGTTCATGCGATCAACGCGCTCTACCGCAAACTCTTGGCGTTCTCTCGGGTGTTACCCGACCATGACGGTGTCAAGAACGATCCAACGCATAACCGTGCGCGACAGCTCCTGCAGCGGTGTTTCAACGACATTTACGAGATGATCGAAAAGATGTTGGCGGGTAAGGAAGGGTTCGTCCAAGCCAAGTGGGGTGCGCGTAATGTGCAGAACTCGACGCGAAACGTAATCACGGCATTGGATACGTCCGCCGCCGAACTCGGTGCCATCAATGCGCCTAAATTCACCGACACGATCGTGGGCTTGTGGCAACTTTCCAAAGCGGTCCTACCGATTACTATCCACGCCTTACGTACAGGTTACTTGAGTCAGGCGTTTGCTTTCGGTGATCGCACCGCTCGGTTGGTCGACAAGGATACGTTGGAAGCGGAAATCGTCGACGTTACGGCGGAGTCTTACGACAAGTGGAACACCGTCGAAGGGCTTGAGAAAGTCGTCGCGAGTTACAAAGAACTCACGCTCCGTAGTCGTCCCGTGGAGATTGACGGGCGGTATCTGGCGTTGATCTACGCACCACCTGGGAAAGCGGTATTCCGAGTGTTCTCCGATATCCGTGACCTTCCGCGTGAACTTAACCGACAACACGTACGACCGATCAACCTGATGGAGTTGTTGTATCTGTCCGGTTATCATGTCTGGAACCAACAAGTTGGTACCGTGACGCGCTATCCTGTCACGGAAATTGGTAGTTGTTATCCCACTAGCGTCTACGTCAAAACGACCATCGTGGGTGAGGTCCGGAAGGAATTAGGGGAGGACTGGCGACCCATCGCCCAGGACGATTCCTATACCGCACCAGAGTTTCCTACTTATAACCCCCTAGCTTACCAAGACAGCCTGGTCGTACCGGGCGTGCGTCTGGCGGGACTGGGAGCGGATTAACTGTTAAAGACGTATCCTCATCACGGAACCTCCTAATCTTTTGTATCTCTGATTACAGGGCCAAAGTGATGAGTTCAATGAAGAGTTGTGAAAGCGTCAGGCGTCTCCCGTTCATCAGACAAGAAATCAATGTCACAATCGACGGCGACTTAACCGATGCATCTAGACAACCGCTTTCACTAGAACAGTTCAACCAAATAACTGGTCTTGACGTCGACGATCTCAATGTAGTCGTCGCAGTCACGTTCCAGAAAGTTAATGTGGCGCCTTTTTTCTGGAAGTTTCTCAAAGCACTTAAGACAGTCGAAGATGTTTCGACTCCTGAGTCTTTAACCATTGGGTTGAAGGTACCTGTCGAATCCGTAGAGTATCCTGGATTCTTCATCATTCCCTACTTTGGTAATTACCTCATAACCCCAGATGGTTGGTTGATCAAAAAATCAACCGGACAAACTATCCAGGCTTCGCAAGGTCCACTTGGCTATTACACCTTCAGAATGACTGATGATTCGGGTCATTGTCAAAACCAACTCAGACATCGTATTCTCTGCTACGCTTTCAAATCCTACCCAGCCGATGTATCGGACCTCGATGTAAACCACATCGACGGTGTTCCTGGGAATGACGGACTTGAAAATTTAGAGTGGACGACACGATCAGGAAATATGTTACACGCATACGACCACGGGCTCCGTTCTGACAATAAACCAGTTCAAGTTAGGGACATAGAGGCGAAGAGGACTCTTATTTTCGGCAGTTATTCTGCCGCTGCGAGATTCCTCGGTGTCACTGAGACGACGATATCAAATCGAGTTAAATCACTCGGTTATCGTTCCTTTAGTGGATATCAATTTCGTTCTCACCCTAGTGACGAACCCTGGCCAGAGGTTGGTGAAGAAGGTGGCAAATATTTGGTAGAATTTCCTGACGGTAACAGTAAGAAATGTGGCTGTGACGAAGCCGCTAGACTGGCTGGAACTACAAGGACAAGTTTACTGCGACTCCTCCGAGAAGGAAGAACGCAGGGAACCACATTGAACAAAGTGATTCGACTTTAACAAAAGTTCCCTCAATCTTAAACGGTTGAGTGATTTCTCTCTAATTGACTGGAAACCCCTGAGAGCTCTTCCTACCAAGCTGCTCGTGGAAACACGATAGTGGCTGCGCTAATCACGCAGGTACGGTAACAAAGGAAGAGATTGGGCAATCAGCAGCGAAGCCTCTTCCTAAAGAGGAACGTTCAACGACTATCCGGTAGCGCGGAGTAGGGTCAAGTGACCCGAAATGGGAGACACCTGACGGCCTGACAAGGTACAAGGTGAAGATATAGTCTGGTCATCCAGGGAAAACCTGGAGTCGCGGATAGTGCCGCAGGTAGAGTTTAACGAACTCTATTGAACATAACGTTCGATGGCGATACGGCAAGTTTCATCGCCGTCTATACGGACGCAGGGGACGACATCAAGAAGTATCTCAACAGTAAAGAAGCTTTCGTGGATCCCATTGGTGGCCTACGTACGAGTACCGGTGTGCTTACCACGGATCTGTTTCTCCGCAGCTTCACGGGCAATCCGGAAGACTGAACCCTTAAGGAATTCTCCATGAAGCGTGACTTGATTGAAGAAGAACTCCATGTCACTTTGGAGTCTGTTGAACAGTTAAAGAACCAGCAAGAATCTGTACTGGTCGAACAACCGTCCCTGGAAGGTTATCAAGAAGCAGATTACCTTGAGTTACGCAAACTTCAGGAACTCACAGAAACCGTATCGCAAGAAGCTATCGGTAAACAAGAGGTCAAAGACGTTTTGTCAACCATCGGTCGGGCAGGTATTGCGGCAGGTGTAGGCTTTCTAAAAGCTGTCGCGACGATCCATCGGTGGATTGATTCCACCCACTTGGTACGTGTACGACAACTGCGTCAACAGGCTGAGTCGATCGACAAGGAACACGGAGAACACGACAAGGGCCGGATGGAACGCGCTCGACTGGCTGTATCGTTATCGGTCGGTGGGGAGTTTCCTGCCGATTTCGACACCTATGCCAAAGGCATGATCGAGTTCTCTCAACGCGCCACGAGTGGTCCGATAGGTCAGCTGGCAGCGATGAACCATGAGATCGCCAAGCGGTTAGAAGCCAAACGTTGGATGGGGTTGGATGCTTTCAACAACGAAGTGAGTGAACTGACACGGATCATCGGTAGTCAGAAACTACCGATGGAACTGTACCCACTGAAAGATTTCCAGCGTTTATTCCCGGGGAATCGTAGTATGTTCTCAGCGGTCAAACCGCGCATACCCCGCCGTGCGCCGCCACTACCTAACGCCGCGGCGCGTAAGGTCTACGAGGCTGTTACTACCACTACGATTGGAATTAACCGCCGCCCTGATGTCGTATCAGGTAAAGCCGATCCGATCTTGCACATTTTGACCGTGCCTGAAGCCCTGGAACTCATTCGTTCGGCGGAGAGCATTCTGAAGGAAGCTCAGCGTGTCAACCAAGTCGCTCGTTCCTTCGGACACGACAAAGTTCCATCCACGCTGTCCATGATGCTCTCGGGTCTCTACCACGGTGTCAAGCGCCAGCTTGACGATATGCGCCCCATCCAGTCTACCGGGTTTGACGTGATCGAAGGTGTGCACCAGGGTGGTGCGACGGTACGACATTCCAACGTGATTCAAAATCGACCAGAGCGAGATGCTAAGGACGAAGCTGAAAATGATCAGCGTTCTTTACTCGGCATTTGGGTGAGTCGTTATCTCAAGATGTCTCTGGTCGACCACCACGCGCAGTGTCAATCGTTAATGCTACTTTTGATTGGTGTGGCTCGGGCGTATCTAGATTACGCCGAAGAAAGTCTCAACTACTACTCCTGAATCACCACGTCTGTATAGGACCGGGAGTACGCCATGGCGTACTCCCGGTTTTCCCCTGTCTTGAAGGCCTACGGAATGATGCCCGATAAAACCTCTTTGCAATGGTCGCTGCTCCCGACCACCCCGGAGCGCTTTCCGCCGGCTCAGGCGGAACATACCCCCGAACCGCTTGAAGACGCGTTACTGACGTTTACCGGTGAAGGGACGGGTTCGCAAGTCAGCCTGGAAGGCATGCCTCTCTACACGCCGTATTTCCGACGTTATGGTGTCCTGCGCGCGGTTCAGCTCGCGGTACCTCGAATCAATACGTTGGAGACGCTTGAACTCCCGAAGGAAACCATCCTCCATTACATGGCGGAGGACGAAACCGAGATGGGCCTCTCGCAATCAGCGCCGATCCTGCACAACAATACCCGCGTGGTGTTCACTGAACACCAGTTGATTCTGGCAGACCAATTGGGTAATCCACGGAAACTCCCGTTGCCGGCCATGTCCATGATTCGCGATTACCATCGGCAGAACCGTCGGACACGTAATTTGCTGCGGCCGGAAACAGCGATGCGGGACGTGAACACGATCGTCGTAGAGAACTATGCGATCTTAAGTCACTTGTACCGTTATCCCACGAACTATTTTCGGGGTTACTACAAGTGGTGGAATCTCCAAGCAACACTTTGGGAGAACGCAGGGCGGTTGGGTCGTGAGTATCCGCGTAGGAACCAGTTTCTCCAGTGTCGCCTTCCGACGCTACTCCCGACGCTAGCGCAATTGCGGCGTGGTGAGAACGGGATGACACGTAATTTACTGGCGGCGTTTACACAATCGGAGTCTCTGTTTATTCTAGAGATCTGGAAGTGGTTGGGTCTGAAACGCGAGACATCGGTGTTGTCCAAAGCAGCCCCGGAAGATCTGGCGCAGATGAACCTGATCTTTATCGAGAAAGACCGGTGGTTGGTGTTGAACCTGGGGCTTCTGGATAAATGGCGCAAGCGTCCCGAACCCGAAGCGGGTTGGGAAGACCACGCTGGCGTACTGGACACACTGATTCTCCAGAAGCGTTTCTTGCGTCTACTGATGACATTGCTCGAAGTGCGCACGGTGGTGGACTCCGAAGAAGCCGCTGACATTCCGGTGGAAGACGACGGTAGTGAACACGCGGAGAGTGCGGTCAGTACGAAAGCGCAAACTGCACCACCGGCGGCAGCGATCGACACCATTGCCAAGCAAACACCGACGCCGACACAACCTGACTCTGTCCAACCTGAGTCGACTGTTGTCGTTACGGCGAAGGCTGAACCGGTCAAACTGACGATCCCTACGGAAAACGGTAAAACCACTAAGGTTAAGCTCACTGCGAATCTCAACCTGGACAAGCTCCCCGATGCACTCGTGGAAGAAACACCTGAGAACATCCGGTTGATCGACCAAGCGATCACGAAAGACCTCGAAGCACTCGACCATCTGATGGCTAAGTACGAGACCGAAGTCTCTGAAGGTCAAGAAGTCGCACCCGCCAGTACCGTGGCCGGTGACGTTACCACGATGCTCAAGTACAAACCGGAGGAGCGTTCACTCCAAAGTAGTGTCATGCATCGCGTGGACCAACAAGCCGATGCGGGACTGATCTCTGGTGCGGAGTACAGGCGCATGCAGGCGCTCTCTGCAGCGTTCCAGCGACTACCCAATCCGTTCGGTCAGGGTGTGCTGTCGGATATGACAGTAATCCAACCCGAAGAGCTCGCACTGGCTACTGAGACGATTGCACCAGACATGGGGCTCGTCCCGGACAAGACGATGCTGAAAAGTGTCGTGGATGAATTTGACACGAAATATCTTGACAAGGTCTACCGAAAAGACCTAGTGCGGATGGTGTTAGGCCTTCAGCACGCAGGTATTGCGGTCACTGGGTTCTCGATGGATGAGTACCAAGACGCTCTGAACCACTACGAGAAGTACACGTTGCAGTTAACCCCCGTCGTGGGTAAAGTCTCAACGGTGTACTTCAAACTACCGAAGATCGAAGACGATGGTACGTACTCTGACAATGGGTCAAAATATCGCCTGCGTAAACAGCGAATTGACGTACCCTTGCGTAAACTATCGCCATCACGGGTAGCTCTCACGAGTTACTACGGCAAAGTGTTTGTGAACCGATCGGAAAAGCAGGTAAACAACTACGCCGGGTGGTTGACGAATCAAGTCGCCGCTACCGCGATTGACGACAGTAATGACCGTATCACGCAAGCTTTGCTAGCGGATGTCTCCGACAGTGAACTTAAAGTTCCTCGGTTGTACGCGATTATGTCGTCACGGTTCCGTTCCTTCCGGGTGTCCTACGACAAAGCTCAATACGACTTCTTCTTCGATTACCATGCTCGTGAGAATTATTTCGGTAAGGACAAAGTCCAAGCCGTTGAGAAAAACGGTCTAGTCGTGGTCGGTCGTAAGAACGGGCAGTTACTGGTGATGGACGACTCCGACTCTCTCTACGAAGTGCAGGGACTAGAGCTGATCAATACCGGTACGACGCTGGAAGAGATTCTTGGCATCGTTGGTAAAGCTCCCGTAGAGATGGCGGAAATCCGCATTTTCGGTAAGCAAATTCCGGTAGGGCTGTTTCTGGCTTACGAACTAGGTTTGACTGAACTCTTTCGTTTGATGGGTGTGAAACCCCGACGCGTACCGACAGGTAATCGTTCCTACGTCAACGACGACGAACTCGTCTTGCGGTTTGAAGATGAACTCTGGATCTTCCCACGCGATCGTTCAGCCCGTACGATGATCCTATCAGGACTGACAGCGTTTGAGTCCGTGACGCGGAATTACTCATCGCATCTGTTCGATCGCAAGGATATCTATTTCAACGTCTTGGAACAAGCGCGGATCGGCGTACGTTACCTGCGGGAAATGGATTTGATGCGCGACCTGTTCATTGATCCGATCACCGAGGACATCTTGAAAGAGATGGGTGAACCGATCGACTTCATCGCACTGACCATTCGAGCATGTCAGTTACTGGAATCGGACTGGTCGCCGGCCGAGACGGATATGGCATACATGCGTATCAAGGGATACGAACGCATGGCCGGTGCGGTCTACAGTGAACTAGTGAAAGCCGTTCGACTACAGCGTGCTCGGGGTAGTGCGGCGAATGCGCCCATTGATTTACATCCCGATGCGGTATGGATTGGCATACAACTCGATCCGGTGAAGAAAGCCGTGGAGGAGTCCAATCCGGTCCACAACGTCCGTGAACGGGAAGAGGTCACGTACAGTGGTGTGGGTGGCCGTAGTAGTCGGTCCATGGTGGGTCGGACGCGCGTGTTTCATCCGAACGACATGGGTGTGATCTCGGAATCTACCAAAGACTCCGCTGATGTAGCCATCACCACATTCATGCCGGCCAACCCTACGCTAACAAGTGTACGTGGTATTGCCCGGCGTTTTGATCCCAAGAAAGACGGCATTACCTCTGTCATGTCCACCCCGGCACTTCTGGCTCCAGGAGCCGACAGAGACGATCCTAAACGCGTATGAAAGTGCGCCTTTTGGCTAACCCAAAAGAAAACCTCTTTAACTGCTGGGAACTCTCTTTGAGACAATCAGCAGCCAAACACCTAAGGGCAAGATAAACTCCCCCAATTTCTACATCGCGTCGTGAGACGCTACTTAGGTGAAGGTTCAACGACCATCGAAACCACTCCGTTCAGGAGACAAGGGAGTAGAGTAGGGCGCAAGCGCGCCTCCGAAAGGAACAACCGGACTACGGGGCCGGGAATACGAAATGGGAGGCTACTGTTTTCACAGTAGGTGATATGGTCTGCTCCTCTAGGTGACTAGGGGCGGGTGTCTTTAGCACACCGTCGTGGTGTAGCGAACCACGAGGACAAAAGGAAATTTCATCCCCATTCAGCAGAGTTCAACGACTTTTGCGAAGGGGTACAAACCCACACCGCTCCGGACAGGCTATGAGCATGTCCTGGCACATCGGGTGGATGAATCATTTGCGGTCTCAGCGAAGAAAGCCGGTAAGGTCACGTCACTTTCTCCGAAAGGTCTGGTGGTGACTTACGAAGACGGAACGACCAAAGCAGTCTCTTTAGGGCGGCGTTTCGGTAAGGCGGCTGGGTTAGTCCTACCCCACGAGATGGCGACGGAACTGAAAGAAGGACAGTCCTTTAAGGCGGGTGATATACTCTCCTACAACGCGCTGTATTTCCAACCTGACATTCTGACTCCGGGTCAGGTTGTGTGGAAAGCTGGTGTGTTGGTGACCACTGCCATTTTAGAAAGTCCCGATACACTGGAGGACTCTTCCGTGATTTCTGCGGAGACTGCGAAACTACTTGAGACGCAAATCACGTATGTACGAGACATCGTGGTGGGGTTCAAACAAACCATCCACGACCTCGTTCAAGAAGGGGAGAGCGTAGAGATCGACAGTATTCTATGTATGATCGAAGATGCCGTTACAGCCGAGAATCATCTCTTTGACGACCAATCGGTTGATCTTCTGAGACTCTTGTCTGCGAACGCTCCACGAGCCAAACATAAGGGTATAGTCGAGAAAGTCGAGGTGTACTACCACGGCGACCTCGACGACATGTCCCCTTCGTTAGCGGAGATTGCCAACGCCAGTGATCGTGAACGTAAGCGAGCGGCGCGGGCGTTGCAGGCCAAAGCCTTGACGGGTAAAGTGGATGCATCCACTCGAATCCAATCCAAACCCTTGACAGCCGATAACCTTTTAATCCGCGTGTACATCACGTCGGATGTCGCCGCTTCGGCAGGTGATAAGGGAGTCTTCGCCAACCAAATGAAATCCGTCTTCGGACGGGTGATGTCTGGTGTCAACGAAACGGCTTCAGGTATCCCTCTGGGAGCGATCTTCAGTTACACGTCGATCTCGAACAGAATTGTCAGAAGTCCTGAACTGATTGGTGTTAGTTCAACGCTTCTGAAGTTGATCTCCCAACGCGTTGTCAAGGCGTACAAAGGTTAAGTTGTAATGAGTTAGACTCCAGACGTAACCTAAGGGGTAGGGAGGAGGCCTCGTAAGAGCCTCCTCCCTACTACCCTTACGTCTTTTTGTTTGTTTGTTTAGACCACCCGCTTGCACAAAGGAAAGCGACACCATGACCAATGACATTTTGCAAAAGGCGCTGCAGCGTTCCAATGTGCCGGCGCTGGCCAATGCGCTGGAGCTCGGGGCGGAAGCGATCGAGCAGGTAGCGGGTAACGCTATCACCAATACCGTGGAAGGTCAGGCCCTTCAGCCGGCATTCCTTCATTCAGCGATTGCAGCGCGTTTGCAGTCGTTGATCAACAACTACATCCAGACGGGGGCTTAAGCCATGTCTTTGAGCCAAACTTCCGTGGCGATGGCCACGATCGTCAGTCAGACGCTGGCGGCTAAGGGTCTGGAACTGAAGCCCGTCAACGAAACACCCCTGCAAGAACTCGTTGAACTCTCCACCACTCAGGTGAAGCTCAATGATAGCATGGTGGTTGGCAACGGTGTACTTGAGCCTCAGGACTTCACGGCAGCGCTGCTGGCTGGTGCCAACGACGCGCCGCAAGAAGGTCAAGAGTCTGATCACTCGATCCGTATGCGAGAGTCAGCGAGTCTCTTAGCGCGTGTTCTGAACAACACCTTGGACCTGGCACAGAACACCGTGACGCCGATGATCCAGCGGGTGTTCGACAAGATCGGTGAAACGATCGACAGTAAACTCCAGGCCGCGGGTTGTCCGCTGGAGCTGGTCCAGCAGCGCCCGGATCCGATCTTCAACTCTGTGTATCTCGTCGAGTCCGTGGCACGCTATAAGCAGCAGCCGCGTCAGGTGCCGCTGCGCAGCCTGGGGTTAGAAATCGGTGACGTCAATGCACGTTTGACTACCGGTCATCAAGGCATGGACGAACAACTGGCGGGGTTTGTCGAGCGTCACGGGCAAGACTTCGTCACTTCTGTCTGGAACCAGCTGTTCAATTCAGCCCCCGCATCAAGTATGGATGTGTTTGGTCGGACCAGTCAGGCTGACGAGGCTGTGTTGGCGTACTTCTACGCCGCCAAGGCACTTCAGGAAGTCCCGGCGGGGTTGGATCTGGAACTCTCAGCATGGCGTCAGTACTGCTCCAGTCTGTTGGCTGCGGCCGGTGCCACGATCTGTGCATATCTCGACGAACGTGTATTGGCACAAAAGTTCGGTCAGCTTGTGTTGGCCTGGCCGTCGGAACCTGAGCCGCTGGGTAAGATCGTGGTTGACGGTGACAAATACCAGAACTGGCTGGCCCAGGGTGGCGCCCCAGAACTGATCTTCGCCACGGCTTACGGGGATCGTAAGTTCGATCCACAGACCATGCTGGATCGCGCTGAGAAGCTGCGGGTAGAGTGGGATCGCACGATGTCGCTGTACACCACCACGATCAACTACAAGCGCTTTGATGCGCTGGTGGAAGGTCTGCGTAGTGCACTGTCCACCGAGATCAATGCGTTGCCAGAAAACCAACTCAGCAGCACGCGTGAGATCGCACATACGCGTCTGCGTGAGATCGCTCACGCAGCGAAGCTCGGTGACCTCCAGAACCTCTGGGCGTTCGTGCGGCACGCGGTGTGCGCGACGCTCTTCAGTCAGACGGACATTGAGTCGCTATTGCTGGCGATCGACGAACAGGGTAAGTCGCGTCCGGAAACCCCGACGCGCGAACTGGCTCTATATGCAACCATTGAAATCGTCGCCAAATGGTTGTTCGACCAACTCACGGTCGATACCCACCGGACGCGTTGATAATCTATGGATGCGTCGCGTTGGACGCGAGACGCTGGAAAAGTCACGTCCGCACTGGTTAGCCAGGCGGACGGGGCGGTGTTGACCAAGCGTCCCTTAAAGATCTATATCCCCGAACGCTACACGGAAAAACAATTAGCGGAAATCGGCAGTGACGTTTTTACCGTCGGGATCTTCGCCATGGTGGTGGACGACACGTTTTACAGTGTCTGTAAAGTCAACGCGATGATGCGACTCAAACCCACTACCATTGCTTCGGTCAAGTTTGAAGGGGAATCTTACCTGGAGTTTAGTTTTGACCCCGGCAGTGTGGTGATTGCTACGAAGGATTTGTTGAAAGATGACACGTTGGTGTATTACGTGTTCAACTACTTCATGTCCAACGGTAAGGTGCCATGGTTTCTGGGATACGAAGACATGGCGACCTTATTCGATACGGCCGACAAACACGCTGGTGTGGGGTTAGAACGTAGTCATTCCATCCTTGAGATGTTTGCTGCTGCCATCGCTCGTAATCCACAAAAACGCACACAGTACTGGCGTCATGCATTGGACAACGGGGATACTTACGAGTACCCCACACCTGACTTTATCCCCATGCGTAACATCACCCTGGGTGCCACGAACACTACGTCGCGTTTAATGGGTTCGTATTGGGCGGATGGCTTGACCTCTGCGTTGGCTAACCCTAGTACCAAACTCGAACGCGTAGAACAACTTCTGCGCAGTTAAGGAATGAACATGAATGGTTTTTCTCTTTCCTGCACCGCGCTCGTCGGTACCAATAAAGCGGGTACGTTGAAGTGCGATGCTGACGGGTACTACCAGATGGTTTTGGGTGCCCTAGACGTCTATAACTCGGGCGGAGCTTTCTATCCGGAAGCTTCCGCCCGTCATCTGTTCGCGCAATCCTCATCCCTGATGCGCCGTATTGCTTCGGGTAACCTCCGGGGTGAATGTGGTCACCCTCGCCCTCAACCGGGTTGGTCGATGGACGACTTTGTCAACCGGGTACGTGACATCTACGAACCGAACGTATGTATGCATATCCGTAAGGTTACGGTAGACTACTCCACATACCGGAACGCCCAAGGTCAGCCGATCATCACGATCATTGGTGAAGTCAAGCCGTCTGGTCCCATGGGACCAGCGCTCAAAGAGTCGATTGAGAACCGGCACGAGGACGTGTGTTTCTCGGTTCGCAGTCTGACCAATGACGTCTACCGCAACGGGCGCGTGGAGAAGAACTTCCGCATGATCGTAACGTGGGATTACGTCAACGAACCCGGACTGGCCCAGGCTCACAAATGGAATGCGCCGTCGCTGGAGACTTTCAAGGAACTCCCCGATGCGCCGGTGTCCACCGAGGTGTTGGTGGATCGACTTATCCTGCCGGGTCAACTCTACGCCATGCAGCAGCGTTCAGTGGCTTCTGGCGTGTCTTTGGAATCGGATCACTCGGTGTCATTGGAGGAATTTGTGGAGGCCGTCTCTGTATTGGACGACCAACCCAAACCGCCTTCGGCGAAGTGGTAAGTAATACCAGACCCCTCCCTAACCCACAATAACGGGTTAGGGAGGGGTCTATGCGGTTCCATGGGAATTCAAACCCTTACTATCTATCTGAACCACGCTGCTGTAAAGTTTGACTGCATCGCATACATCTCGTGGGGAATCCACCTCATGTGCCCTTCCATGTTTCTTAAGGAGAACAGCCGTATGGGTATCGTCACCCGCCAAGAACTGACTCAACTGATCCAGGACTTCGAAACTCGTATCGTATTCACCGCAACACCTGCTCGCATCCAGAAGTGTCTGCAAAACTACGTCGACAGTATGCGGACGGATCTGACTCAGCATGCGGGTACGCCCTCTCTACAGCTCCGCAGCATGGCTCGCGTACTCAGGCACTACTTGGATACCCCCACGACCAAGTACGCGCTCCAGGACGTTCCCTGTGCGCTCTGGATCGCCTGTACTACCCAGGACGCGACCCAGGCCATCAAGAAGGCGCGTAACAAGGACTTCTATCGGTTGTTTCCCAACGATCCCGCTGCTGCCGCCAATGGCATGGGTTCCAAGCGTGGGGAAAGTGCGCCTCTCCAAGCCGTGGGTTAACAACAGACTAGGGAATCAACGGGTTTTGAGACCCTTACTATCCTGGTGTCGAAGCCCTGTGGAGGCTTAACGACAGCGCTGTTGTAACCGCACCACCCTGGCCGGTTTACCCGTCAGGAATCACAGTTGTTTCCCAATCCTAAATCGAAGGAATAATGCAATGGCTGAAGTAATCGAAAAGAAAGCTGCCGCCGAGAAGGCCACTCCGATGGTGTCCGAAGCGGTCAACGCTCTGGGCAAGGTGTTCGCCAAGAGCTTGAAGGTCGTGAAGCGGGAAGGCGACGCAAGGGAACTGGACGTCGAAATCGAAGGCGATCTGGCTGCCGACAACCTTCCCGATGACGTCTCGGTGGCGTCGATCAAGCGCCACGAGAAGGTCCGTAGCGAGATGGTTGCTGCGGGCGTGCGGGCGCTCACCGAAGTTGGTCTGCCGGCCTTGAAGAAGAACAAGGACGCCGAGAAGGTGCACATGTCCTTCAAGTTCGGCAACGACAAGATCGACCTGGCGTTGGAGCGCGAACGCGAATTCAACGACGGCCAGGGCGGCAAGCTCAAGAAGTACGGTTACGTGAGCCTCGGCTACACGGCCACCGGTGCCACCAATGCCGGTGAGTTCAAGAAGGCCAGGCAGATGGCCGCGTCCGAGGCCGAGAAGCTCTTCGGTTAAGTCTATTCCGAGAAGCTGCATAAAGGTGTAGGGGCGGCCATGGCCGCCCCTACATTTACGTCCCTTCTTTCTTTCTTTCACACGTCAAGGAGTCAGCGGTGGTAACGACGACAACTCCACGGACCATCGACCGTGTACGTGCTATGTTGCGTGAGCGCTACACACCCAGTCAGATCGCCACCGAACTCCAAACGACACTTAAGCGCGCCCAGGCGCTCGTGGCGGAAGTCCGTCGTCAAACTCGATCTCAAGTGAAGAGGTGATTGATTTTGAAAATTGCCACGATTCAGGTTTCCAAATGGCGACTAGCAAAAGATCGTGGGTTTCGGCTCATGGATACCACGGTAAAGTCAGGATACTCGTTATTCAGTCCTACGTGGGACTTAGTGCTCGGCGTGAAACAAGGGTCGATCACTGAAGATGAGTACGCTAGGCAATACCGCGATCTTCTGATACACTCCTGGCGTTCCCAACGTCAGAAATGGATGGACTTCCTAAATGATAACGAAGAGTACTACGCTCTGGCGTGTTACTGCCGCTATCGAAACGAAGACGGGTCTGTCAAGTTCTGTCACCGACATCTCCTTGTGAAGTTCTTAGAAAAACTCTGCTCTCAGTTGAAATTGCCGTTCGAATACTACGGTGAACTCACCGACGAGATATCAAAGGAAGACAGTCATGGACACTGATCTTGATTCTCCTGTAATTCAGTTAGAGAACGACCGTCTACTGACAAGATTTGTCATGACCGATAGCAAGTTCTTTCGTCTCTATGGGACAAAGAGCACTAAGGAAGCGTTGCTTCCTGACCAAGAACAACTCATCTCTTTCCAACAAACAGGTGGACTACCGTGATTCATCTTGCTGCCGCACCCTTTGCCCAGAAAGTCTTCGCTCTGGTCAATCTGAGTTGGTTTTCGAAACGGGCGAAAAAGACGTCGACCCTACCGGCGCCTCTACCCACGCAACAGCCCATCACGGATCAACGTTATTTCATCGAGAACGAGTTGTCGGAACTCGCTTACAAACTCGGTATGCATCTGGAAGAACTTGAGAGTTATCAACTGCTGCGGCAGGCCGTTGAAAATCCCGAGAAAGCCCATTTCATCACCCTGTCGGGACCGGGGTTTGAGGAATATGTCCTACCGGACAATCTAACACAGATGGTCGTGTGGGTGAGAACCCCACAGTTGCCAGAAGACTTCCGGGCGACCTTGGTACATTTCGTCATGACGTTCGACGATCTCGAAGGTCACGTTCGCTCACTCTCCCATGCAAGGTGGGAACAACTGAGGGTTTGGATTCATGAACGCTGATGAAGCTCAAGAAGAAGTCGAACTCGCTATCTCTCCACTCGACGAGCCACCAAAACCCTTGATTGAGTTGACGGTGGAAGAAGCTTCGATCGTTGCGACTTGGTCGTTGGACGGATGGGTGTATAGCCTTTACGCTTATCTTTTCGGTGATATCGAAAAAGTGTGGTTTGAGGATGTCTTGGCCGATCTCACGGATAAACGTGAAGCGCTGATTCGAGAGATCGTGGTGGACAACCAACCGTATCTCGAAACGATCTACCGTTACTTGTCCGATGGTATCGACCCGGATTTCACACCAGGGACGTTCGAATCATTCTCCGATGACATCAAACAGTATCTGCAACGTCGTCACCCTCTCCAGTTAGCCGTGATTCGGCCCTTGACTACGGAGTCGGACTGATGACGATCGTTTGTTGGGATGGTGTGTCGTTAGCGGCAGATCGTCAACGCACCAAACGCGATGCTGCTGGGGAGCGTCGGGTGATAAGTCTGGAAGCCACCAAAATCCTTCACCTCAAAGGTTCGAAGGCTCTGTTCGCTAGCGAACCGATCTATGCGCTAGGACGCGCAGGGAACGTTGGGGTGACGAAGCGGTTGATAGAGGCAGTGTCCCACGGTAAGGACCTCGCAAAGCCCTCAGACGCTCTTCAGAAGCGTCTGAGGGACTATGTCGGATCTAAAGAGTCCCGTGGATCGTTACTCTTACTCTCAGAAACACATACTTTCGTTGTCCGTTTCAGTACCGCTCGTGGAATCCACCACCGCGTTTTCGACCGCCGTACACCAGTAGCGATTGGTCAAGGTAGTCTCACCGCCACTTGGATGTTAGTCGCTTTGAGGTTACCCGCGGAGTTGGCTGTCTACGGTATGCACCTCTACACTCCTGCAGTAGGAGGTGGGGTGTTGGTGGCTAAAGGAACTAAACTACGTTCGGTAGACTGGGATCAACCTTTCTCTTTCACGACCATAAGTCCTCAGGCGATTGCTGCCAAAGCTTTCCGACTCAATGTCTTTCAACACTTGGAGCAATGTCATGAGTGATGGATCCCTTCCTAATCCCTGGTTTGACATCACCCAGTACAGTCCCGAGGAACTCTCCGCTATTCTGCAAGCGGCAGGGTCATTTATTCGCCATTACCAGGCCGGAGAGGCAAAAGGTGGCTCGGTGTCCTGGGAAGACCTCGACGGCGTCTATCAGTACCTCGTGGAAAAAGTCCCTCGACTGAAAGAAGCAATGCCGCCGTTCTGACAGCATAAAACCCCTCCCCTTTGACAGGGAGGGGTGGGGTCCCAAGGGGTAGCTATCCTTGGATCGGGTCAGACAGCGGTAAGAAGAGAGAAGAGAGATTTCACCGCTGTCTATCCAGATAGCCTGCAAGACTACTGTCTTGCTCAAAGGATAACGCTCTGACGAAAACGGAACAACATAAACCAGAGGGTACCCTTGCGGGTACCCTCTGGAAACGTATGTCGTTTTTTCTTTTGCCTTACGGCATGGTGTTGCCTGAGGTAGCGACCTTCCGTAGCTGTTCAGTATATCCGTTCATCGAATCCCGCACGTACGGGTCGATCTCCGAGGTGAAGGCATTCTGGAGATTGGGGTTCATGCCATTCAAAGACATGGCCGTCAGGCGGCTCTGTGCGAAGGCTGTTACGCGAAGGCCGACCTGCGTCAGGGCGGTGAACTCCACGCTGTAGTCCTGCGACTCGCCACCTTGAGTCAGGTCACGACGACCTGTGTTCTCAGCTACCTGGTTGTTCGGACGCATGTTCGTGCACAGCCAAGCCTTACCGTTGGTCACCTTGGTGAACGTCGGGTCAGGCTCAAAGAACAACATCGTGGCGCCCGTGTAATCAGGGAGGAGATCCGACGGGCGACGACCCGTGGCGATAATACCCGGGGCCTTGCTGATCGGATCCATCATCAACATCTGCACCCAGCCGTCCAGGAACGCACGGACCGGAGCACCATACTTCTCGGTCCACACAAAAGTGGGAGTCGAGCGAGCACGGGTGACGTTGGAGATATCCTGCTGCATCTCGCCAGCACCGCCGACGGGGTTCTCAACGTGTTCCACCGTCAGCGTGGACTGCAGGCCTTCAATGGACTTGATGTGCAGTTCGACCAGGCTCTTCAGAGTCTGTTCCCAGACTTCCGGATTCGCCAGGTCCCGGAAACCGCGTGGTGCGCGGACCAGCTGACAGATGATGTTACGCCGCACGTAGGCGGAGTTGGCTTCGATGCCAGAAAAGTCCGTGACCGGACCATTCTGGCCGCCGATCTGGAGATTCACCATCGGTGCTTCGGAGTACTGGCCGTAAGCCTGACCTCCAAGGATGGTGTTCTGCAAACGCGTGTTACTCATGGTTTAGTTCCTCGAGAAACGTGGAGTGGGTAATGGGCCAGAGAAGCGGCTTACGCCGTCAACTCCAGATCGCTCGAGCGATGGGCCACGACGGTATACGTTCCAACCGTCCGCATGGACTCGCCATACATGTGGATGTCCGTCCGCCAGCTATATCCACGCTGCTCGTCGGCCGCCGTGAAATATGTATCCGGCTGCACCGTCACGCGGCCGTCATACCGACCTTCCACCCGATCGGAGATCAGCTGGTTGGACCGCATGATGAACTGCGCTTTCGTCATCTTACCGCTGATGCCCACGAGATCGCGGTAGACGCGCTGCGCCACCTTCTCGAGGTCCACGGCAATGGCCATGTTGAAGAAGCTGTTGAGTACCGAGGTGTCGTCGTCGTAGACCGTCTGGATCGCCGGCCAGAACACCGAACGCATATCGTAGTTCTGCGCCCACACCAAACCGTTTTTCCAGTCGTTGATACGCGCTGAGACACTCTTCAGCGTGATGTTCGAGTTCTTGAACAGCGTGAGCTGGTTATTCGATGGCATGTCAAACGCCGCAGCGGCGTTCCAAATACCCGTACCCGCACCCATGTAATCCGCTGCCTTGGAAGCGAATTCCAGAGTGAACGGCAGGTGCTTGTAGCTACCTACACCCTTGTACTTGCTGTTCAAGAGTTCACCGGCGTGACCGATCACCAGCGCACGACAAACCATCGTGCCGTTGATCTCGGACTCCGGATACAGGCGTGCGGCATTCTTCAGAGAGATCGCGATTGAGCTCTCCTGACTACCGGAGTTCAGCGGCTGCGAAGCGTCCTGGGTCGAGAGAATCACCGCGACGTCTTTACGGAAGCCCAACGGAGAGAGCAGTGCCAGCTTGGTGTCCAGCGAGAAGCCCGAGTCGTAGTAGAACGAGAACGGATACTTGGCATCGTCCACCAGGTCAAACGGGGAGGTGTCGTAGTTCGACATCACATTCGCCACCAGGGTGTCGAATGTCTCGAAGTTCATGGTGCCATCTGAACCACCCGTAGCCCACACAGCCGTGGAGTCGGAGAAACGAATACCGCCGTTAGCCGGACCTTCCAGCTCAAAGCTGTAGTAAGGCACGCCAAACTCATCAGTACCGTTCACCAGATTCACGACATGGAGCCACTCCGACGTAGCGTCCATCGTGGCTTCATGGAGCAAGCCCAGAGGAGCTTCCAGACCACCCACCAACGTCAGAATCGTTTCCAGATTGTCCTGGTAGACCTTGACGCGGCCAAACGGCCCGTAAACCGGTGTTACACCCTGACTGTCAGTGTCCTGGTACGATGCAAGGAACTGATCGTCCAGCGCGATCTCGGTATCGGTGACCGGATCGACCGCGCCGGTCTTAAAGGTGAAATCAATCGACTGATCTCCGGACAGCGTCTCGGTAACGTTCACGGTGGACGAAGCATCCGTACGGCTGACCAGTGCCAAACGATAAATGTAAGACTTCACCGCTGAAATTAAATCCGTGTTCACGGGGGCGGAAGACAGCGACGTGGGTGCCGTCAGACGCACACCCAGGTTGTTACCATAAGCGCCGAAGAAATTGGCTTCAAATTCAAGAATCGGATAGCTGGTTGACTGCGCTTCGGACGCACTGGTGAGTGAACCGGCCTTGGAGGCCACTTCACCGAACGGATCACCTGCACCGGCACCCAGGTCGTTCAGTACCCACTTGGCACGAGTACCAGCGATCTTGGCGTTGGCGCCAACCACTGCAATCTTGTTGCCGTCCTGGTCCAGCTGATAACTGCCGTCCGGGTTACGCTGATACTGCTGAATCTGGTCTTCCACGATATCTAGCGACAACAGAATACGTGACTTCGGACCGGCGTCGAGAGGCAGGACACGCTGCACGAAACAGGCGTTACCCTTACCGTTGACAATGCTGGTCAATTCGCTTTGGTGATTATAGTAGCCATAACGTGGATTCAGCGTCTTGGCACCATAAAGGGTCTGGAACCCGCCGCCGACAGCAAGCGTCGGCTCGAGTGGACCCTTCTCTGCAAAAAGGAAAACGTGGGGGAGGTGAGTGGGAACTTGCTCCGCCTCACGCACGGGCGCGCGACGGCTCACATCTTTGATACCCTGAAGAATCAGGTTTGGAGCAGCGCTAGTGATGTTGCTCATGGAAAAAGCTCCTTGAAACTGGGCCAGTTTTGGTTGTCTGCAACGACGACTTTCCGGAACGCGACTCCGGAAAATGACCGCCTTGCCGATGCAGACGGTGCAGTCTTATGCTATAGAAGCGGAGTGATGTCGCGCATCATGGTGTTCTACCTATGCGCCTGTCGCATCATAGTTATTACTCACGCGTCCCCTGTTGGAAAAAACACCACCTTTTACACCCCGTAGGAGTGCAAGATGTTTCTCACCCCATACCAGACAACGGCTTGTTCTCCTTACGATACGAAAAGTATCCGTGCCGCATTACAGCGCAGTTTTGTTCATGGCGACCTAAAACTCGCAAAGACCTTGAAGGATACCACGGTCAAAGGGGTCTATGTCCTCCCCCCATACGTTAAAGATATTTCTCCCTTCACGATGCCATTGGACGTAGAAACGCCGGAAGGTGTTTTGATTGCTTTGGATACGCGTGGAGTGACCAAGTCCGTGGGTGACGGCGAGCAATTTAAAATCGTGGCTCCTAGCGAATACGAAGGGGCGGTGCTACGCGGCGCTTTAACGCGGGCATGGATTGCAGGTGGCGCGAATGACATGCGGCGTTGGAACGATATCGCCGCGCGGGTATTCCTACGTCTTCTGACGGAGACACTGGTTCGCCGGTTAAATCTCTCCCCAGCCGAACAACAAGCGGTGTATGTCACCACGGGTTTGTTCTACTATTCCAATTTTGCCAACTACGACGATGTCACTAGCGGTGGTTTCTTGACCGGTAGTGAACGCGAGCTTGTGGTCGTAGGTACAGCACGGTTGACAAAAATCAGTCCTCAGACGGTCTCCGATCTCTTGGGTACCCAGGTACCGGTGATCAAGGGCCTAGACGGTTACTGCGACGCTTTGCGTCAGATCGTCAAGAGTCCGCGTTTGGAGAAGGTCGACGCTGCTTTTGTGATCACATTAATGGGTGGGTATTGGTACGGTGGTAACGCACGTCTTGTGATGGCGGTAGCACTGGAGTATCCCCCGGTTTGGTACGCATTGATGTATCAGGCACTGAACGATCGCAGTTATCACGGGTCACAACTGGCTAAAATGGCGAACGTTGAAGACCGTCAAAACGCGGGTGTAAAGTTCAGTCGAGACGTCCTCTCTTATTTGGAGCTGCTAGGTGATGAATGATTTCCTGGTAGACCACGCCATTCGAAACGTGTGGTGTAACCCCAAACAAGACTTACAGGTGATCTATAAGCCGCAGCGTATTTCACCACTGCGTGGGGTACGTACCAGCTTTAACCACCAATGGTCTACCATCCGGCTCCCGACGACGACGGACGTTTATCACATCTTCCAGATCGGTCAATACGCCCCTTATCTCTTGGGTTTGGGTGCTGGATTGGAGCAATGGACGGCAATCAACACATTGATGGAGTCGCAGAAACTCCTCGCTCAGCTCTATACCGCTGATGGTCGACAGTTCAGCCGGGGTGAGTCCTTTATCCTCGTCACGTCCAATAAAGACGTCTTGATCGCAATGCGAGAACAACGCCGTATTGCTGATCTGCGTAGTGTAGACATCTTCGTTCGTTTATATTCCAACGCGTACTTCAGTTCCGATCGCGCACAAAGTACGACCAACGGTATCCTCTGCCGAAGCACTAAAGTCACCAGTGCTGAACAAGCGCTCGATTTTCAACGGGACTTTTTAGACGCGCGAGACCACAAACCCGGAGCGACTTGGCTCTTTGTCAATGGTCTTCAAAAAGACGATTACCGTCCCTCCGATGTCGTTGTGGGCGATTACGTTGAGTACGTGAACGATAGTTCCGTCAAAGCCGTCAAGACGTTTGCGATTGCAAACCTGGACACCTTCGATTCCGTGCTGGATTTGAAACGAAAGTTTCTGCTCCATTATTCGGGCGATCAAGTGGATGGGATTGGAATTGATTACCGCGACGACATCGACGTCTACTTGACCAAGGTGAAATCGAACGGTCGTTTCAGTGGCGTGTATTATCACAAAAACAACACGGACGCGTTACGTCAAGTCACCCATCGTGACTACGCTGTGGTGGTGGACTACATCACCGCTTACCAGCAAGCCCAATCAGCGGCGGGATGGGGATCAATTCAGGACCTGACGTTAACACTTTATATCCGACGCTCGGGTTACCAACGACCGTTGGTGTTTGAGGACCATCGCATTCAGGAACTCTATAAGTTGTCTGAGACCGACCGTTATCGCGCTTTAGTGGGTTTAGATTCCACTGTCACGAGCTGGCGAGCGGAGGAGCTAGAGAATTCTGACTATGTCAAGGTGATGGACGCTCGACAGCGTTATATCACCAACGACTTAGTGAGGGATGCTTACGGTTACAACGCCATGGCCAAACTTATTGGGGACACTCCTCAGTATGTAGGAAACGACGCTGGGCGTCCCGTGGTGAAACTTCCCTACGGTCTTTGGTCGAACTCCACGGCTTTCGAATATGATGCTAATGGGGTGTTAATCAACAGTTACGTCCATACGGCTGGTGCTGAATACACCCCGTTCAACGCCAATGGCGTGTTGGTCGAGACTTTGGTGGGGCGAGGTGGTAAGAAACTGGATATGGTTTTCCAGAAGCAAGACACCCCTATCGACCCTGCCTTCAGTTATCGTTATTACGTGACGATGATCGACCACGGTGTTCCGTTACAAGACAAGTGGGTTGATGTCACCGGCGATGCCACGAAATACGAGATTGTGGATGGGAAAGTACATTGGCTGGTGGATTTCGCCAGTCACGTCGTGTGCGTAAAGTCCGATCAGTACTTCTTGAACTACTCGCTTTCACTCACTCCGACGAACGGCCTTGTGCGTTTCTCTGTTAGCGCTACCACAACGTGGGTGGATCAGACTCAAGACAGCGTTCTGATAATCCCTCCAGGGAAACTCGATCTGTGGTTAAACAATCGAGCGTTGATTGAAAACCTTGACTACTTCGTGCAGTGGCCAGAAATCGTCTTGACCAACAAGGCGTATTTGAATCCCCTGAATAAACAAACGTTAGTGGTACGTGCTACGGGGTTCTGCCAGAGCGACTTAACACGGGAACCGGTTAAAGAGGTTGGTTTCGTGCGGTGGGGGAAACTCTCTCGCAACAGTCGTTATGACTTGCGTGATGACCGAGTCATTCGTCTGGTGGCCGACGGTCGGGTGTTCCATCGTGATCAAGCCCATTTCGTAGAAAACGATCCTTCAGTGTGGATGGATGCCATTCCTAACGGCGCGCCTTACCTGTTGGACGATCTGGTGGTTCCTTTACGCCAAGTCGTGGATGGCGACACATATACGTTGAGAGATCACTCGCAGGCTATTGACCAAGTCATTTCTGATTACTTAACACTGAAGCTTCCCGAGGACGTACCTGAAACACCCGATCCGATCGAAGACCTGTACGCAATCTACAGTCCCTTTACGGCAGCGATCATGTACGATCTGGTGAACGGGGTACTCTCTACCGAAGGTTTCCGGGGACAGTACTCGGATCTTGACGTCAAGAACTACCTGACGTCCTACGAATGGTTACTGGTTTACGAGCCCACACGACACGCTGTGGACCTCACACACGTTGCCGTACATCCTCACGATCGAACCACTGTGGTGGAGTTGGATGCGTATCAGTATTTCCTACTCAACCGAGCCATCAAGGTCTTCCTGGAAGACAAGGTGGACATTACGCGCTTCGTGCGCATCAAGGATTCGTACATCTAATCCACGTCCGTAGGGAGGAGCTGTACAGCTCCTCCCTACCCTTTTCTTAGGAAGTCTCTCATGCCAAATAGTGTTTTACCGCCCACGGTAATCGTGGACCCCAATCGTGGGTATCGCGAATGGCATATCCGTGAAATCTTTGATCCTGGTAATGCCTCGTCCACCGGACAGTACGTACCGAACGTTGATGATTCGGTACGTGATTGGACACAAGGCGTCTTACGAGTCGTGTCGGTGGATTACACCACCGGTATTTCGATCCTTCAGAAATGGATTGAACCGGCTGACCCCAATCAAGTCGACGATAACGACATTCTCTTAGGTGCCGGTCCGGGAGATCAGTCAGAGTCTTACCGTCTTTTCCTTGACCAATCCGTGTTTCCACACACGTTGTCATTCAACGACCGCTTGCACTTCTACGGTACAACCGTTCAATCGGTCAAAGTCTTTCTTGGGACGGATATCTCTGAACACGGCACGGTGATCTCCCAGTACTACGATTCAGCCGGTAATCTCCTGGGGGAGAACATTCCCGTGGAGACCGTGGCAGTGCTTCAGAACGGCGTCGTGTTACCCGGCGAAGCCAGCGCCTCGTACAACCAAGCTGTAAAGACCCCACGTGTGGGTCACACGACACAAAACCTTCCCGACGGTGAGGTTGTCACGGCAGTCGCATACGACTCCGTTGGCGGAGCGACGTCCACGGCTAAGCTACTGATCAAGAACTCAGCTTTCATTCGTCAGACGGACGCTTCGTTGAAATATGTGGCAGATATTTCACTGGAAACACCCTTCTTGTTGTCCTCCGATCCGCACACGATCGAATACCCAATCAACATGCCGGTGGATAACTTGAACTTGATGGGTGTGGTATCGTATTCCGATGGTACGAAACTGCGTATGCCAGTAGACGGTACGAAGTTTACGATCGCGGGGTTGCGTAACTACGTGGCCACGATCCAAGGACAGAGTGTGGACCTGATGCTCTCTTATCAGCTCTCACCGTACGAGTCCGCTTATCTCGACCCCACGGGTCCTTCTGGCGCCATCGCAGTAGCCTACAAGGCACGTACACGGGAATCTGATGGGGCGTATTCAGTCAAGCTTTACGCTTATCCGACGTGGGTGGATCAGCTTAACGGATACCGTCTGGAGTACTTCCTGTACACGATGGACCGTAAGCAGGTATACCGGGTGACGAACCAAGTGACACTGGCTAGTAACTCCGCGCCGTTCGATCCGTTGTCCTACGGTATTAAACAACGCATTAACGTCGGTGTGAATATGCCGGAAGTTGATCCGTTGTTCACCGCTTGGCGTCACACCCAACCCTTCGAGATCACGTTGATTCGTCCGGGTAATCAAAACACGGGTGATAACTGGACTGTTGGTTTTACCGCAGGTCAGAATCCGGCGTACGGTCTGAACGTCAAAGCACTGTCAACCTTCATTGATGTGGGTAACAGCAAGTTGGATATTTCTTGCGGTTGCAACACGTTGGAAGAATGGCTCAATACCGTGTATTATCCAACGCAGCCCTTGTTTGACTCGCGTTCGGAACAAGCACCGTTAGAGCCAAACTTCTTCGTAGTAGCTTCGGAGAACAACCGCGTGGAACTCCCCATTACGTCGTGGAATACCGTGATCAATGTGGAGCGCGCGCCAGCTGAAGGTAAGCTCGTGTATATCGAGTTCCTGCGTAAGATGTCCGATAACGACCTCCAGCTCGCGGTGGCGGGTTTGATCACCCACCAACAGTCCGGAGTTTAACGCCATACACCCCCTGTGAGCCCGAAAGCTCACAGGGGGTGTATGCTGTCAGTGCCATTCTGAGATACCGGAATCTCTTCGCCCGAAAATGGTGTTGTTGAAACTGTTATCTAACGGACGATACCCGGAAGTGGTGCTACTACGCGGTTGGGAGGACGTCATGCGTCGAGACTTTTCTCGTGTGTTGCGCGCTTGTGCAATCGCCGCGTCGATGGTCTGCACGCCGCTTTGTTCTCCATCCATCACTAGACGTCCAGAGAGCGCCCTCAGACGTCCTTCAAGCTTTGCTAGTACCCACGTATCGGATTCACCCTGCAAACGCTCTAGGAGCTCGTCTACCTCGTCTAAGAGACGGTTTTGTTCGAAGCGACGATACTGCTCTTCCGGAGACTCTTCTTTTTCCTGGAAAGCGGTAATGGCACACATTACGCGATTGACGTCAATGCCATAGTGGGAAAGGTTTCGTCCATGGACGAGTAACCAGTGAGCCAAAACCCAACTGATCACGTGATCATCATGTCCAGAAGCGGTATGGTCAATGCGGTCGTTCTTGACAACCAGACCTCGGATCTCTGAGGAAAGTCGTTCGCTATGGACAACCCCAGCGGCGTTCTTTGCCGCGTTCTGCAGGACCGTACCGTAAAGTAATTGACGGTTGTCACCGTTGGTCTTAAAACCAAAGGAGCCCTTACGGGTATCGTAGAATTCTTCGGTACGTAACTGGAGGGGACGTTGGAGTTCTTGGAAACGCTCTTTGTCAGAACCCGCTTCATCGACAATGGAATTGAAGATGCGTTTGAAGGGATCAAATCCTGCAGCGATTAGCTGGAGAATCAAATAATCCACGATCATCCCACCCGTAGACTTACGTTCGGGGATCAGAGTGATGTTCGGATACCGAATCAGCACTTCACCCAGATAATGGGAGAATCGAATAAGATTAGTTTCGTTGTACGTACCTGTGGCCACAACCGAAAGATCCTCTACGTCCAATACCACCAACGCAATGGTATCCCGACCCACCGCTTCGGACGTATCTAGACCAGCGACGTATTTTCCTTCCGCCATTCGTTGAGCGACTTCGTGTTTGGGAATAAACCAGTTCAACGCATAGTTCTGCGGGGAGAACTCTATCCAGTCGGGCGTCTTGACGGATTTACCGATACGGTCATTGAGTTCTTGAGACAGCGGAGAACGCAAGCTACCTGACGTCCAACGATTCAAGAAGTCACGTTCGACCATGTCCGGTGTCGCGCCAGTCACGTTCGAGATCGCTTCCATCAACCATTCGTCTGTTTTTCCCAGTTGTTTGTAGGACAACGTGATGTTGAACAACGCACGTTTAATCCCCTTACGTCCAGGGATACCTGCACAATTGTTCAACACTCGTTCGCGAAGCTCCTGTTCGTCTTTACTGTCAAACGCTAACCGTTCATCCCACACCGCTCCTCCGAAGATTAAGTCGTACATGAACTTACCTTCACGGGTATCGAGTTTACCTGGCGTGGTGGTGAAGATATTGCCGTAAGGGCGTCCGGTCTCTCGTGCTTCATTACGCGCCGCAGTACCTGCTGCCAAAGCGGCTGGTAAGATCACGTTGATATACGAGGTGAAGGGACCCTCGTCAGAGTGGAGGGCGGGAGACGTCGAACCACGGCCAACCTTGTTAGCACCTTCTTCGGAGTTTTGGCCTACCGCTGTACTCAAGGTGTTGTTACGGAGTTTGTAGGTCATCTCCATCTGGTTATCGGCGTCGTCTTGACTCAGACTCACTAGGTACGGCGGCAAGAGATTTCGAATACGTTTCAACCGTTCGATATTCTTTCGTCTCAGGTCATTGTCCTTGGTGATCATTGTCACGGTTGTGTTATCAGCGGACATGTACAAGACGTTCGTGTGGAGACAATCCGTACTGACCGACTTACCCGTCTGACGCGGTTGAATTAACGCCGCATCAATGTGGTTAAAGAACGACCAAAACAGACCGATGTTTCCACGGTTGGCTTCCAGCGGTCGTGGATTAGGGCCAGATTGCGGAGGTACACGTACCACTTCTCGAAAGAAATACCAGGGATTCACGCAGCATTCGTACGCAATAGCAATCTTCTGCTGTTGGGTAAGGTTGGTGGCGTAGGGGTCCAGTCCTTGGAGGTCAGGATTAAACAACGCTAAATGAAAGACGTTGTTCTCTACCCCCATTGAATGGTAAAGTTGAGCTAAACGAACAAACGTTTTGTTTGATGTTTTGAAATCTGCGATAGCGTAAGGGACTTTTTGCCAGTCCGACTTAAACAAAATCATGAAAGCCTCCTGAGACGCTGTGGTACGACGGCATAGCGCCTAGGGGATGGGTGAATGGCGAGAGGTGTCGTGTCATAGGATTCGACAGCATAAACACTGGAGCCTGTTGTTAGGCTCCAGTGTTAGCTCGTTAACCAGCCAGTGGGCCTGGAGCGGACGTAAGGGTTTTCAACTCCTCGATGCGAGCTCGTGCGTCTTTTCGAATGACGTCGTATGCTGCGTAGTCGATGGCTTTGTTCTTGTCCAACGTCAGGAGGTGTTTGACCACCGTCGGTCGTTTACGAATCGACGCTTTGACCATCCACCCCGTCACTTGTTGATTCTTACGCCACGGATACCAATTTCGCCGAGTGAGTTCCACGGGCCAGAGGGTTATCTGGATCCTGCGGTATCCGGCCAATTGGATGTTGGGGAGAAAACGCACGACTGAGGTGGGGTCCCCGACCACCACACGCGCCGTATACGGACCTTCCTTCAGAAAACGGAACATCACATCTCGCATTTGATGGTAGGGTAAAACGGACCCATCCTATCCAGAAACGCATGCAGGGCATAGACGTGCGGATACCGCGTGTGTTTCAGTAAACCATTGCAAAGCATGGGATAGATCTGGGGCTCAAATAACTGTGGGTTTAAACCTTCTCGGACGGACGCCGGTGCAAACGCCAAGACGTGATAAACCGAATGGGTCGTTGTAGGGAGCCACCAGCGTTTGTAACGCGTTTCGTAGGTGATCTGCGTCACCGTGACACCCAAAGCCACAGCATCATCAGCAAGCGAAGGACGTAAAGTGATATGCTGCCAGGTTTTCTCACCAGTGTGATGGTGTGTCTCACGTTCACCCACCACCCAGTCAAAGAACTCTCCAAGGGACTCAAAGAAACCAATCATCCGTAAAGTCCCTTAACCTTGGTAGTATTTCATCGTCAGCGCCCGCGCCACGATGTACATTTGAACACCCGTCCGCACGGCCGCAATCACCGAAGCGTTCTTGGTCTTCACTGCCCCCTTGACGACCTGTTCTGCTAAATCCTTGGTTTTCAGAAGTTCCGGATTGGACATTCGTGAAGCCATATACAACGCACGCAGTTTCGCTAACAGCGGCATTAGTCCACCACCAGCGTTGTAAAGCGCCCGATCGGACGTGATCGTGGCGAAGGCAAACAAAAGTGTTTCGTCCACGAGTTCCGTGATAAACTCGTGTTTAGGTACCAAACGATTCTTGGACATCCACGCAAGCGTCTCGACCAAAAGCTTCGGATTCATCGTGTGCATGGCGTCAGCGATGACGTCCACGAGTTCGTCGCGGATAAACGATTTTTCGTCATCCATGATTTCGTGGATGTATCGAATGTACGGCGTGAACTGTTTGGTTTGATCTTGGACGATCACCGACCCATCCACTTCCCGTACTGACTTAGTCGTGTGGATTTTGATACCCTTGTCATGAAGGTCATGGAAGATCTTACCGATCGACTTCATGAGCTCTTTGAGCCGGTTTTGAATATCCTGAACAGCCGCGATCACACCCTGGTCGCTGTTCATCAGGGTTAGGGCTTTGTAGTGCACGCTACGCGTGGAGACCATGTCTTCGGCACGGCGCTCGAGTAGATCATGCCAGCTCTTGGACGTCTTGATTAGGAACTTACGTGACATCGCAGCCAACGTCGCTTGTGCCAAACCCTCGTCGGCGGGGTAAGGATACCACCGGTAGAGTAAGCTACCGAGGAGCTTGTACTCCATGATCTGCATTGCAAGCTTCGCTCCTTCGGCCTTGAGCTTCGGAGGTAAGTTGGAAGTAAAGATCCGATGGATAGCCCAGATACACGAAAGGTTGAAGACGTCGTTAGCACGAATCCAGGTCTGGTCATGCGGTAGGCGCTTAATGCCTTCCTCAACGTAGAGGTCGTCGATATCGAGTACTTCAGCAAACCACCGATTCTGGTCGGTGGTGCGAAAGCGCATCGGGTGAACACCCGTGAGCTGACCACCGAAGAACGCAATATGTTCTTCACTGCGGTTGACGATGAACTGCTCGAACTCTCGCAGTCGCTGGACGAACTTAGCGTCCGCGACGAAATCCGGTGCAGAATCGTCGAAGATAGATTTGAAGGTTTCCACGGAAGAGACTCCGGTGGCTAAGGGAAGGGCTATAGGATCAGGAAACCTTCCGAACCTTCGATTCATAACCTCCCCGTCAGTGAGTAGTTTTGTACTCACCTCCACTCCTCCGTCAGTCTGAAATGGGCTGTTTGTGGGTTTTCTAGTCTTGTGTAAAAAACTAAATATTTGACTAGAATCCTACGGCAGAATTTTTATAAAGTACCCGTAAGGGTACTATTACTTTAAGCTTGACAAGTGGGTTTTTGAGAGAGGGTCGTAAAACGACCCGACCGAAAGAAAAATCCAAACAAAAAATGACTAAAAGACCCACCCTCTGGAGGGTGGGTCTTTGTGCAGTTTACCCGATTGGAGTTTTAGAAATACGGAAGATGGAGTAGGAAGTGATGGAAGAGTAGTTTACGACGAAGTACGGTTTAGGACCTCCCTTCGTCGTAATGGTTTTCTCCTATCCACTCAATGGATCTACGAACGTTCTCACTCTGAAACACGTTAAGCGGTCGCGCCGCAGGTTAAGAAATAGCCTAAGACGTCGCACCAGAGCCGTAGAGAGGCGCGCAGGGTCTAAGAGTCACCGTCTTATCCTTGAACCTTACGAAGCGCGTAGAGGGCTTTATAGAGGGTTTCAAGATCGACAAAAATGTGAAGGTAAGTTGAATTTTCAACGGAAGACACTACCTACCTTATGATCCTTAACCACCGTTTGGAGCACCGATGAAGACGGCAGTGACTACGACGCCCACCCCTTCGGTGGTCGTGATCGCAGGGCGTTCGACCGAAGCGCGTTTGGCTGCGCTGACTGTCCGCCCGAAAATGTTCTTTGCGAGTGATGAAATCATTTCGCAAGAAACTCAGCAGATGGAAGAAGCGAGTGTTGCTCAGGCGCAATCGGCTCACGACGAGCGCTTACGGCGATTGGCTAACCCCATGACGCAAACCGGTCAAGCCAAACTCTTTGTTTTGGAACCCGAGCGGTTGGCCGTCAGTGACCCGGACGCACATAGCGCCTTGAGAGCACTGGTGAATTCCCAGTTAAAGGACTCCGAACGTACGGCCGTGGCACTACTGCCGCCAGAGAACGGTTACAGTGCGGCCGGTCAAGCCACCGCCGACTTGATCGAATCAACGGTGCTGCCGGGGAATCGTTACCAGACGATTGACAGTGTGGAAGATTTAGAGAGCTGGGTGGATAACCACTGAAACGCGCATAAAACCCACATCGTCCCTAGCCCTTTAAAGGGCTAGGGACGTATGCCGCCGAGAAGGCAAAACGGTGGATTGAAATTAGTTTCACCGCTATATCATTGTCATGTCAGCGGCTGCGATCAAGTTCAGGTACGCTGACTTTCCCGAACCTAGTTTCGTCAGGGAACCAGACTCAATCTGACGTAAAGTCAGACTACGTTACTCAAGAAATAGGTATCTTCAGATACCTCCTCAGTCTGAAGCTCTACGGTATTACGTTAAACAGCTTTATGGGTTTAAGGCAGTGCGTAATGCGTCAAACCTTGGGATAACTTTGTCGAGAGGACTGTGGGGTAACGCCCCACTGTCACTGAAGGCCCGTAAGGGCGTTGTAAAGGTATTTCACCATGACGGTATTTGTCTTGGACAAACGTAAACGGCCGCTGATGCCGTGTAGTAACAAACGAGCTCGTTTACTGTTAGAGCGTGGGCGCGCTGTTGTCCACCGCTTTAAGCCCTTTACCATTCGGCTGAAAGACCGTATTCAGGGCGACTGCGTATTTCAACCTATCATGCTGGGTATAGACCCGGGTTCAAAGACCACGGGTCTAGCCCTCACACGCCGTGACGGTGAGGACGCCGTACTGGTGTTTGGTGTTGAGTTACAGCACCGGGGGTTGGCTATACGGGCCAAGCTTTTAAGGCGCAGTGCTTACCGCCGTAATCGGCGCTCCCGTAAGACCCGCTATCGCCCTGCCCGTTTTAAAAACCGTACGAAACCAAAAGGGTGGTTACCCCCCTCTCTTCGACATCGAGTAGAATCAACGTTGACATGGGCGGGTCGCTTTCGACGCTTAGCACCAGTGACCGCTTTGGCTTATGAAGCTGTGGAATTCGACACACAGCGTTTACGTAATCCTGAGGTCTCTGGCATACAGTACCAGCAAGGCACGTTGCAAGGGTATACCGTCCGTGCCTACGTACTTCAGAAGTGGGATTACGCCTGTGCGTACTGTGGATCCAAAGACCGTCTGACACTTGATCACGTTATCCCTCGCTCTCGACACGGGAGTGACGCGGTGACAAACCTGGTCTGTGCTTGTTACGGCTGTAATCAACGTAAGGGCAACCGTCGGGTGCAAGAGTTTTTAGCAAAGAAACCCACGGTACTAAAACGTGTCCTCGAACAACTGAAAAAGCCCTTACGAGACGCTAGTGCGGTGATTAGTACGCGCCCCGCGTTACATAAGGCGTTAGGGGAGGTAGGATTGCCACTCACTGTTGGTACTGGGGCGGAAACCAGCTACATTAGACACCGATTGAAACTCCCTAAGAGTCATGTCGTGGACGCTGCTTGTGTGGCGCTAACAGGAACCCTTAAAGGAGAATGGTTTAAACCATTACTTGTCGTTTGTGCTGGTACGGGACGTTACCAACGTGTCAGAACAGATCGCTTCGGATTTCCTAAAGCGCACAGAGTTCGCGTCAAACGGCCATTCGGATTTCAAACAGGTGACCTGGTGCGTTATGGGAAAGTTATTGGTAGGACAGCTGTAAGAATGACGGGTTTTTTCAGTTTCCAACACAAACATCAAAACTTTAACGTAAAATGGTCGAAACTAACACTGGTGCAGAGAAGTGACGGCTATCTCTATTGTTGAACTCTGTTCCCAGACGGTAGCGGTCCTGAACTACTTCGTTTGAAAAAACGTTGACGCGTTTATGGTGCAGGTAGGGATAGGGTCGTCCGACCGAGTCACACCCCTCTCGGAAGGCGTCACCCACCCTACCTGCACCGCCATTCAAAACAAGAAAAATCCAACCTCACTCCACAAGGAATTTCCACTCATGGGTATCGTTCAGCAAGTTTTTCTGTTCTTCCGCAGCCTCGGTGTGATGTTCGGTATGAACGACAACGATCGCGAAGTCACCCCGGACCCCAAGCACGTTGACGGTGAATATCGCCGACTGGTCGTGGCGCCTGTGATTTTTCAATCCCTGGTCGGACAGACTGTGAAATGCGATCCGGATTTCGAACGCATGCTCCCCACACGTGAAGGGGAATACATCGTACGGTTTTGTGTGGACGGTGACGTCTTGAAGGGAAATGTTTACTCCCTCGAACGCTACAAGGGAGGTTTGTTTACCCCGGCTTACAACCCGACATGGCAAAGCGACCACATCGTGGACTTTCACCTGGACGTTTCTTACGATCCGGACAGCGGGTTGTCACAGAAAATGACCCCCATCACCAACGTACTGTCAGTGGCTTCTGATCTTTCCTACAACCGCTTTTCCCCGTGCCGGAGTTATCAACTTACCCTTACCCCAGACGAACTGGTTTCGTTTGGTCGTTGCACCATCCGCGCTCACAAAGGAGTACACTGTCATGTTATTGCGTAACGTGTTGATCTGGGCCACCATTGCAGTGGCGCTGGTGGGTTGTAGCAAAACCCAATACCAACCGGACGGCGATACGTCCAACAAAGCCTTGGTGGAAATGGCTCGTCAGGCTGATGCCGAGAACGCTCCGCCGGTAACGGCCGATCCGTTCACTCCGCCGTTCGCCGATGTGGCTCTGGAGCAATACCTGGTGGGTGTCTCCACTCGGATTCCTGCCGATGGTCAGGACTACGTCAGGAGCTACAACGACTTCATGAAGCAAGAAGCCGCCAATCCGTCTCAGGCGACGGGGTTGTCACAGTCCACGGGGTACCCGCTGTACCCAGTACGGTGCGAGAGCTACAACAAGGAGATGGCCTGCGTGGATAGCAGTGACAACACCGTACCTCAGGCCGAACTCGTGGACAGCACGGTACTAATCAAGAACCGGGACGCCATCGCCAACCCCAACATCGAGTGCGGGGACATCATCTGCGTGGACGTCACCAACCGCCAAGTCGTGGGACATGCCTCGTTCGCAATCCTGGCGTGGCGGGCGGATCACTGTCAGTCCGTCCCCAATGCTCCGTACCAGTGTCCGTCGATCAAACCCTTCCAGGGTCAGTAACACCATAACACCTACCAAAACCAAGGGGTCAAAAGAATGAAAGAGTATCTCGCCATCGCAGTCAGTCCCAAACACAATCACTCAGCACATCGCGATGGTTTTATCCATACGACGATCGCGGTACTGCGTGAAGATTCCGGAATCAACAACGTCACAGCTGTGACGGAGTTCTTACCGAAAGGTGAGTTCGGTATCACCATTACCTGGGACGCTGTGGTGGAGATTCGCTCTCCGCTGTCGCAAGAAATACAGTCGTACAAGCCGTCGGTGAAACTCCACGCTGAACATTTCGACTTTCGAACCCACCAGATCTTGATGGGGTTGAGGGCCGAAGCGATCTCTGATACCTACAACCAAATCCTCCGGGATATGGTGGAGAACGTCAGTAACGTGCGCCAGGGTGATAAGTTCACGCAGGAGCACGTGGCGGATTGGTTGGAGAGTGTGCGATTGGCACTACCGTCACCGATTTTGGTCTGACAGCATAAAGCCTCTACCCGTCCACGTGGACGGGTAGAGGTACTTTCTTTTTTTCTTTGTACAACGTCGGAATTAGTTGTTCCCGCCCATGATCGAACGAAGACTTCTTTCTTTTGACCTCGGGTCGCTAAGTAGCAAGACCTTCGTCCAACGTTCACGAATCATGTCTTTGTACTGTTGATTCGCGTCAGCATACGAGTCGACGATTTCACGGTAGCGACCCAGTTCCATACCTCCGACCAGTTGCCCCATACCTGTTTTGATCACGGCGTTGGTGTAGATGTACGCTTTGACCGCCAGCTCAACGAGTTCGCAAAAGACCGGGTAGGACATGGCGGGAAGTTCAGAGAATTCGTTGTCGTATTCTAAGAAACACCGAAGATACGCTGCCCGGGGGAGGGAGAGATAATCGCTCACCAATACCGTGTTCTCAGCGATCAGTCGGATATACGCGGTGGAGACAATCGGAATACCTTGCTGTGCCGCTACCATCCCTTGTGCTGCTTCTAGGATCTGAGAGTACCCTTCCACACCCATGTACGAGGTGTTGAACATGGTGGATTGACCGATGGTAATCGACAAGACCTTGGAGATACTGCGATTCTGCGTCAAGGTTTTGGGGATACGGTAGATGATCTTGTAAGGTGCAATCTGCTCAGGGATCACCGCATTCAGCGGGAGTTCTACCTGCGTACCACCCAAGAGATTACAGTCCACCATCACTCGGGCACCGACCACTTTCTCCCGGATCATCGTATCCAGAGACACCGGTAATGGGGTGCGTCCGAATTCTTTTTGCAGGAATACTTCATTCAGGATCTCCACCGGAATGGAGAACCGAACCTCTTGAATTGCTTTCTGGATCGCGCCCATAACCGAAGTACCTAAAGTGGGAGTCATAGGGTAGGTCGCTCAGTCTTGCTCCAAACAACTAAGTTTCAGACCCTAATTATCCTCGTGAGGCCCTCTGGGGATGCCTCATCGTTTGAACAACCGTCTGTCTGGGAGGCGTAATCGTGTCCGTGAAATCACCATTGGGTGTAAACTACGGGTGGCTTGTCACCCAGGACCATTATTTCGCTCCACGCGATATAACGGGAGAAGCACGTATCACGTTAGCGATCGCTGCTGTACTGGCCGATCCTGAATTGCGTAAGATCGAATCGGTGTTGAAACACCGTGTGGTTCTGGCGGTAGACGTGGGTCGTTTCACGCTCCACATTAGGATCTACGACCATCATGCTGTCAGTAAGAAAGCCGATCGGTTGGTATCGCGTTCGGGGACGGCTGATCCGGCCACATATTTGGTCTTTACCCCACAAGGTGGTTTAGAAGCGGCTAGTGGTGATCTTCTGGATAACGCTAAGACCCATGTCCCGCTCTACTATGCTGTCCGGCGTCTAAGTCCTCCCCGTCAACAAACTCTCGATGCTTTGCAAGTCCAGTTGACTCAGCAAGGTAGTCTCCCCCTCCCTCTTTCCCGGATAGCTTAAACGCTACCCACGTCTTTCCAACGGAGCAATAGCATGAATCAAGAAACACCACCCAAAGGCACCGTTCGTATCTTTGGAGCTGGCGGCGGGGGTATTAACGTCGCGGGAAGCTGGAATGGTTTGTCTGGGAAGACGCTTCCCGGTGGCGCGTCGTGCCAGGTAGTGTATGTTGATACGTCGCGTTCGAATCTCCCCGATGATATCAACCAGGACGATCTATATATCCTGGACAAGGTCGATGGTTCGGGTAAGGTACGTGCCGAAAACCATGTCGAGATCTCCAGGAATATTCGCCAGATCGTTCAACAGTTCGAACCAGGTGACCTCAACATCGTTTGCTTCACGGCTTCAGGTGGTAGCGGTTCGGTACTGGCGCCTTTGATCTTGAGCGAGATGATCGAACGCAAGGTCCCGGTGGTTGGTGTGGTGATCGGTTCGGAAGAATCCAATATCACCTGCCGCAACACGATCAATACGTTGAAGAGTCTGGAGTCGATTGCCAAGCGTAAGGGTGTGCCGGTGGTGATTGCGTACTACCACAACGCGCCGGACGTCAAGCGTTCCTCGGTCGATATCGAGTGTCGGTATGCCCTGGCCACGCTCTCGATCCTGGCTTCGCGTCAGAACCGCGAACTCGATACGATGGATCTGGCGAATTTCCTGAACTTCTCCAAGGTCACGTCGGTGGAACCGCAGCTCGCGTTGCTGCACATCTACAATACCCCTGAGGACGTCAACCAGGCCACCAACCCTGTGGCTATTGCCTCCCTGCTGAAGGATCCCGACCAGGCCTCCCATAGCCTGACTCCGGAATACGCCACGGTGGGTTACCCCCGCGAGATCACTGAGAATTTCGACCAGCTACATTACGTGATCACATTGGATGGTGTCCAGACGATTTACGAGAAGCTCACCCACCGGATGGATGAACTGGCTAAAGCAGCGGCGTCGCGCGTTCAGCATGACAGTATCGTCTCTAAGGACGACACGATCACTGAAGACGGGTTGATCCTGTAAAACCCTCTTATAAAGACAGGGCCTTTGGAAGGCCCTGTCTTTATGCTTTTTCTCTTACACCACAGGTTCGAATTATGAATGATCATTTCGTGTGTGATACTTGCGACCATGTGGATGCTCTTGAGCTCGCCTACCCGCAAGGTATTCCACCAGGAGGTAAGCTACAATGTACAGTCTGTCAGACGGGGCAATGGCACCGGCTCTTCACGTACCGAGTCTACGATCCTCAGAAGGATTTGGTGTTGAATCGAACCACCGGAATCGGTCTCGACTGAAATTACTTACTTGGCTTCATCCTAACGCATTTCTGAGTGCGGAAGACCAGCAGGTGTTGGAACGATTACGCGTGAATGGTCATTGGCTCTTTGCCAGCTTGGTGGGTCACCTGAGCTTTCACCTCGTGGATCCTTTGGGTGGTCGCCTCCAACGCATGAAGGAAGTAGATGGGTTGATGTTCTACCTCCAAGATGCACTCCAGGAGGAACTCGTCAATGGATGTTTGGCTGAAGGTCAAGACGATGACGTGGTGGGCTGGTACGACGCCCTCGTAGAGGAAGAACTTCCCAAACTGGTTCCCGTATGTGAACGTATCGTCTACGCGGTTCTGGACGTGTTAGCTGGGTTCAATCCTCCAAACGATCGTCAAGGACTACAACTGGATCGTTGTATCGACGGTTATTCTCTTGCTGGCGATTACGGCGGCTACCTCCACTTCGATTTAGACGATCATGAAATTCATTCTACCCTTTGACGTCAACCAGATCTTCTCACTAGAAGACCGTTCGCTACTCCAGACGATGTGTCTAACGGTTGAAGACCTGTTGAACCAGGCTTTAACGCGATACGCCGTTTATGCGGAAGCCGAGTTCTGTGACAAATACGAAGTGACGATTGATGATCTGGTGGAATTGATAGCCGGATTAGGGTTAGATACTGAGCAGACGGGGTTGGTGGAGGTTAAACTGGCCGAGAACGCCGATCGGTTGGTTGAGTTGATAGATCTTTCCGCTGGGGTCTTACACCGTGGTCTGCAGAACATCCCGCAACAACTGGCTCAGATTCGTGAAGAAGAGTACTACCATTTCGAAGTGACGAAGCTCAATGAGCGAGGTCGTTTCGTGGAAGTGTCCTCGTCGACCACCGGAGGGTGGAGTTACGCTCCGAATTTCATGACCGATACCAGTCTTTGATTACCCAGGGGTTGTCTAGCCCCTGGGTAATATGCTGCCTAAAGAGCGCTGTAAACGGCGCGTGTTATCCCCTACACCTACCCCTAATCTTAAGTACGGTAAAAGCCGTAGAGAGCCTCCTGGTGCGTTAGAGAGGCATACGACCTTTTGAGGTCTCCCGTCAATCGACCGAAAATGGACAGACGTAATGAAATATCTTCCGACAGGTACCACACTCGTACTTCCAGGCGTCAATCTCGTGTTGGATTTTTTAGATCGCGCCGAGCAATTCGCTGAAGGGGAGGGATGTGAGGTCTTCAAGGAAGCTTTGGGATACAAACCCAAAGTGAAAGGAACTTACCTAGGGATCAACCGAAACAGCGTCGTAGATCTTGCCGTAGCGATCTATCGCGATCTCCTGCGTTCAACGTCACAATGGGCGCAATGCGCCGGGACCACAGAATGTACGGATGAACAGATTCATCGGTTGGTGAAAGACTGGGGACGCAATGTCAGTTCGCATCAAGAGGCTGAATTCTGGGACGCGGTCGTCAAAGATCTTTGGGAAACGATTCACGATTGGGTCGTGTCGTTTGATACCAACGAACCGGGCTGGTTCGTGTGGTACGTCAAACGGTTAGGGATGGATATAGTCGTGGAAAAAGGTCCCGATTTTCGCATTCTAGATTGGGAACGCCGTATGCGCGCTGGCTATGATGCGCAAAAAGCTTTGGAGGAAGGTGAGACGCTACCGTCCAATGTTTGGCTTCCCGACGACGAAGCACGTCGATTTATTGAGTTACTGGGTAGTCAACGTCTTCACGCCACGGCAGGTGAGAAAAACCACGACAGACCACAGGTGGAATCGTCAGTCAAACCACATCGCCGGAAACGGACACCACTGTTATGAACCGCACCGCCAGACATGCCTTAATTGGCCTGCGGAATCTGCAAGACCTTGTACGTGCTGCGATCGCCGAACGCGCTGGCGTGGTGGCGGAAATCATGGACGTCAACGGCGTACTGGATGCCTTGTTAGAAGAGTACTTTTACGGCGGGTCGTTTCGAGATGACTTTGGAACTACCCTGGAACCCTTAGGTCTCAGTACCATGCTGGTGCAGCATATACGCCACAGCATTCTTACCTCGTTGGCCGTACAGGTTCGCCAGGGGTTCGGAGAAATCTGGCCCGGTAGGCAATACAGCTTCCAACGTTTGCCTAATGGGGATGCGTTGATCACAGAAATTCAGCCTGAACGACTCTATCACAAACCCGTCACTACAGGGGGTTAAATGCGCGTTGTCCTTTCCGTGGGTCAATTTCTTACCCCCGACAGCTGGACTCAACGATTTTTCTCCCGAACCGGTTTGACGGAAGAAGATATCATCCGAGCCGCCTTTGGTCACGCCATGGTGTCGTGTACCACCGGTCCGGTTTACTGTCCTGAACGTCTTGATATTTTTACACAGATGCATCGTCTTCTGACCGAACGATCCCGTTATCCTGATGAAGTAGCGACCGCCAGTAATGTCCATTTTCTCCTTGACTTGGTAGGGCGCACCAGTTTCCAGCTAGCTGATGTGTTGTTACGACAACTCGGACGCCTACCAGCTGGTCTCAGGATTCTCCAGTTCACGGGGCGAGACCTTGTGTTAACCTTTTCCGGACAGTAACGTCATGTATCTCATTCTTAAACCCGCTCTCTTAGCGGATGAATTCGCCGATCGCACAGAAATGTTGGAAGACATGTATGTCGACTATCCGGAGCTGATTCGCCTGACCCTCAAGTTCTGGAATCTGATGGAAGACGTCGGTCGAGAACGTGAGGTATTTTTAGCTGCAGTGGGTGGGTATCTCGGCCAACGCGTAGCGGCTCGGTGTAAAAGTTTCGATGAATTTATCGAGTATACTCAAGTCCTCTCCCAGTGTCTACTGGAATTGTTCGAAAGTCTCAAGGGACAACTGTCGCCGTTAAATGAGGTATTTACCGATGTCCCCATCTACTACCTCTCCCGTATGTTCGGTAACGACCTCTTACTACGCGTCGAACCCACAAACCCCACAGGCGCCTTGCATGAAATCTTTCGGTAGTTTCCAGCTGGTGGTTCCAGCACACGAGGTGGTTCAGGAACAATCTCCCACGGAGACGTTTCTGGCGACTCTCGGGCTGTCCACCAAGGAACTGTTGGAGATGTTCCTGCGGACCTGGGTGCAGTTCAAGGGTCCGAACCGTTATCCGAACTTCGTGGAAGACGGTTCGTCTCAACGCTCCCATTACCGCATGTCGGCTCATTTGCTGGTCATGGACATTTTGTTTGATGTCTTGGAACGCCGCCACGAGTCGGGTATCTCACCAGCGTTAGCCGCAAGAGACCGTAGAGACGCAGAACGAGTGATGATGTCTTTGTGGGCATCGTTGTCCGACTACGTTTTCCGTTTGTTGGAGGACCTCGGACTCTCCGAAGAACAAATCGGTCAATTACGTTTTGAACGTTGGACGGGAGATGATATCATCGTGTCCGTTCCTTGGATACCCCATCGGAGTTGAACGATGATCACAGCACGCCTTGTACGACACACTCTCGTGTTAGGTTTAGGACAGGTTCGCCACGACTACAGTGTGGAGGAACTGGCGACACTGTTTGCCCAGACCTATTCTATCACGGTGGTTATGACGGTCTTGCTTGAACTCCTCCTAAAAACTCAAGCGAGGGAGTTCCAACCAGCGGAAGTGGTTCAACACGTGGAAGCGGTGATTATCGACGACCTCCTGTTAGCGGGTGAGCCGCGGGACGCGTTTCAAGGGTCGATGATGACAGACGTCGTCTTCAGCTTGTACGAGCATCTGAGGCAATCCGCCTGGCCGTTGATTAACGCCCACCCGGTATCGTTGATGGGAGCGACGTTACAGCGTGTAGGGTATGACAGTCTGGAAATCTCCATTCCAGTTTTGGAGCTCTACGATGGGTCCTAAAATCCTCGTGCTTTCTGGTCGCGTGGCGATGGAGCGTTCCAAGCGTTTGATGGCTGGCATGATAAACGCCTCTCCGAACCTTCACGGGTTCGGAGAGGCTGTGGTCAATCTTTTATCTTTGGATTCCAACGAGAGTTCCCGACAAGCGGATATTCTCCAACCCTATCTCAAACAGTTCGTTCTACGGGATGGTCAGTACAAAGCTGATCCGGGGTTTGATGAACGCGTGATGTTTGAAGCGGTAACCTTCGCGGCAAAAATGTTCAAGATGGATTGGTTACAGCAAGTAAGACCGTTAAACCCCTCCGACTACCGTTTCGAACGTTGGTCAGGGGACGACCTGGTCTTGAGTAGGCGCTAGTATGTGACCTACCTTTTATCCACCTAGGAGCCACCTCATGCTGGATCAGTCGCAAATCGTGCTTTCTAGCACGGTATCTTTCGACCTTTACCCGGCTCACCTATTAGGGACGAGCATCAAGAACGCCAAAGTCCTCGGCTTGGTCGACGCCGCGACGGCCCAAGCGTTGGGTTTTGATGCACCGGCGGTTCATGCTCAGGTCTTTGTGACGCTCCCGCCGGGCACCCCCAACGGTTACGACAAGTATTTCTATATCCACCTGAAACTCTCTTCTGGCCAACGCTCGTTCATCGGCCTACCGTGGATCAAAGATGAAACGTATGTGGTGGAGATGATCCGTACGGTCGCGTTCTACGTCGAAAACATCTCCCCCGATCAACAGAATCTCGCCGTGCAGGCGTTATCTGCCATTGGGTTAAAGGTTTCTAAGACCGAAATCGTTAGCGGTTAAAGGCCGTAAGATGTTTTTTGTTATCGAATGCGTGCTATGTTGTAGACGACGCGGGCGGGCGTTGTCTACTAGCCGTCGGCATGGTTCTCGATTTCCCAGCCGAGGGCGCTGGTCAGGTCTTAAAACCTGGCTTGTCGTTGTGCGCTTTCACCAGCGCAGCCTGAGAGGCGGGCCCACCGGGCCCGCCTCTCACTTTATGCTGTCGATTGGGTCCGGTAGGATTTTACTAAGACGCCTAATGAGATAGAACCCACGGGGAACCTACCATGCATCATTTTGTCCGCCCGACGGAAACGTATACCCG